GATACTTACACTGAAGTGTTTGTTAAGTTCAATCCCGGCGCTTCCGCTTTCACTAACGCCGTTGGCATCTAAGGAGCTAAATCATGGCTATTTCACGCGCACAACTGCTCAAAGAATTACTCCCCGGCTTGAACGCATTGTTCGGTCTTGAGTACGCTAAATACGGCGAAGAGCACAAAGAAATCTACGAAACAGAGTCATCTGAGCGTAGCTTTGAAGAAGAGACAAAGCTGTCTGGCTTTGCTGCTGCACCAGTCAAGAACGAGGGCGCTGCCATCGCTTATGACAACGCACAGGAAGCTTTTACTGCACGTTACACCCACGAAACCATTGCGATGGGCTTTGCCATCACAGAGGAAGCTGTGGAAGATAACTTGTACGACAGCCTGTCTTCACGTTATACCAAGGCTCTGGCCCGTGGTATGGCTTACACAAAGCAAGTTAAGGCCGCGTTCGTTCTGAACAACGCTTTTTCTGGCTCAGGCATCACCTACGGTGACGGCGTTACTTTGTGTAACACTGCCCACCCATTGGTTTCTGGTGGTACTAACAGTAACACTCCATCTACCGCTTCTGACTTGAATGAAACATCGTTGGAAAACGCTGTTATTCAAATCGCTGCTTGGACAGATGAGCGTAGCTTGTTGATCGCCGCTAAGCCCAAGAAGTTGGTGATTCCACCTGCTCTGCAATTCGTTGCCACTCGTTTGCTTGAAACCGAACTCCGTGTTTCTACAGCTGACAATGACATCAACGCATTGAAGAACAATGGTTCTATCCCTGATGGCTATTGCGTTAACCACTATTTGACAGACACCAATGCTTGGTTCCTGTTGACTGATGTGCCTAACGGTTTGAAGCACTTCATCCGCACCCCCATGTCTACCAGCATGGACGGTGATTTTGACACAGGTAACGTTCGTTACAAAGCCCGTGAGCGTTACAGCTTCGGCGTGTCTGACCCACTGGGTATCTTCGGTTCACCCGGAGCCTAATATTTCTTTGGAAATATTTGAAGGGGGGCCTTGTGCCCCCTTTTCTTTTGTTGTATATTGCTTTCAATCCGGGCTTATCCGGTGCATTAGACAGTCCCGGCTGACGACATACAGACTGATGCACTTAACTTGTATGTAAGGACACATATCATGGCACGTACCACGTTTCAAGGCCCAGTTCGTTCATTGGGCGGCATTTATCAACAAGGCCCAGCGGCTGTCGTTGAGATCACAACAAGCACCACATTAAGCCCAGAAGCTCACGGCGGTCGTATCATCGCAGTTGGTGGTTCTTTGGCTGCTGCACTAACATTGACACTGCCTGCGATCAATGTTTCAACTAACTCTACAACGTCTGGCCCCGGTCAAGACCCAAGCACAGCCAACAACGAAGGCGTTGTTTACACAATCTGGGTTCCTACAACCATCTCTACAAGCTCTTTGAAGATTGGTACAACTTCTGGTTCCAGCGATTTGTACGTTGGCGCTGTAATGTCTATTGATTCAGACTCATCTGGCGCTGTGGTTGCCTTCTCTGCTAACGGTTCTTCCAATGACTTCATCAACTTGAACGGTACAACTACCGGCGGTGTTGCTGGCACATGGATTCAAATTGTTGCTATTGCTGCTGACAAGTACATGGTGACTGGAAACGTTATTGGTTCCGGTACTGTTGCTACACCATTCGCAGATTCCTAATCAACTCAAGGGGCTTCGGCCCCGTTTTTAAAGGAGATTGATTATGATGCAAACTGACGTTAAAGCGGTTCACAGAGAAACTACAGGCACAGTGGTGTCGGGACGCAACAGGCTTAAGGGTCTGATTGTTACGCCCGGTGGTACTGCGGGAGACATTATTCTTAGAGATGGTGGTGCTTCCGGCACAGCTCGTCTTCAGTTTAATTTGTCTACCAACCAATCTGCGTTTTCTGTTTTAGTGCCGGGCGAAGGAGTTTTGTATATTACTGATATACACGTAACCCTACCTACAGCTTCAAAAATCACGGTGTTTTATGGCTAAGTCACCAGCATGGCAGAGGAAAGAAGGCAAGTCCGAGAAGGGCGGCTTGAACGCCAAAGGTCGGGCCTCCGCGAAAGCGCAAGGCATGAACTTGAAACCTCCCCAGCCGGAAGGCGGCTCACGGCGCGACTCCTTCTGTGCAAGGATGAGTGGCATGAAAAAGAAACTGACCTCTGCCAAGACCGCCAACGATCCGAATTCAAGAATCAATAAATCATTGAGGGCTTGGAATTGTTAGATCTAAACACCGCATGGTCTGCTGTCCTTTCTTTGGTGATGGGACTGCTGGGCTACATGATGAATGAAAAGTTCAGGGAGCTGGCTCGTATCAGTATTCTTTTGAACAAAACACGCGAGGAGGTTGCCCGTGATAATGTTACTCAAGCAGAAGTTGACCGCATTACAAACCACATTGACCAGCGCTTTAACAAGCTTGAAGCAAAAATTGACCAACTTATTCAAAAAGGATAATTAATCATGTCAAATGGAAACCCTGCACCACCACCTCCACCGCCGCCACCTAGAGGCGATGGCACTCCAAATTTTGGGGAGCCATCATCACTTGGCAGAAGCCTTCGCGATGCCGTAAGTATTCCTCTTGGCGGCGGTAAGCTAGAACCCGCCAAAGTTGGCAAAGGATATGGCGTTCGTTGGAGTAAAAGTTTTAACAAGGGCGGTAAAGTTGGTTCCGCTTCTAAGCGTGCTGATGGCATAGCTGAACGTGGTAAGACTAAGGGCCGAGTGCTGTAATGCCAAGTACAAGCAAGAAGCAACACAATTTCATGGCGGCGGTGGCTAACAACCCAGCGTTTGCTAAGAAAGCAGGCGTCCCACAGTCTGTGGGTAAAGAGTTTAATGAGGCTGATAAAGGCCGTAAATTTTCTAAAGGTGGCGATATGAAAAAAGGTTACGCAGACGGCGGTATGACTATGGTCAAAAAGGGCGGCAAAATGGTTCCTGACTTTGCTGCTGATGGCAAAGGCAAGATGGCCAAAGGCGGTATGGCCCACAAAGATGTAAAGATGGACAAGTCCATGATGCAGAAGGCCGTGAACAAACACGAAGGCCGTTTGCATAAAGGCGCATCTATGACTAAGCTGGCCGGTGGCGGTATGGCTGCATCTAAGATGGGCGCTGTAAAGACTGGCAAGACACCTGATGGCATTGCTTCCAAAGGCAAGACCAAAGGAACAATGATTGCTATGCGTAATGGTGGCAAATGCTAAGGAAACATCATGCCAATGACACCAGAAGCTGCAAAGCAATACAAACCACGCCGCACACCCGGTTCTTTGGATGAGGTAGTTTATCCAGAAACACGCGCCAAAATAGAAGAGGCTAAGCGCGATGTTGAGGACGAAAAAGTTCGTTCTAAGATCAAGGCTGCTGGTTATGCTAAAGGTGGCGTTACCCGCGCAGACGGTATTGCTAAGCGTGGTAAAACACGCGGAAAGATGTGCTAAACCATGATGGCCAGTCGCGGCATGGGGGCCATATCCCCATCTAAGATGCCCGGCGGGAAAAAGAAAGCCCGCCGTGATGATACTGACTTCACGCAGTATGCTGAAGGCGGTAAAGTTAACGCTGCCGGTAACTACACCAAGCCCGGCCTGCGTAAGCGGATTGTGTCTCAAGTAAAAGCCGCAGCGACTCATGGCACTGGAGCAGGCCAATGGTCAGCCCGTAAAGCGCAGCTTGTAGCTAAAAAATACAAAGAAGCCGGTGGAGGGTATAAAGATTGAAAGCTCCTCAGAAATCGCTTAAAGACTGGGGCGACCAAAAGTGGCGCACTAAGTCTGGTAAACCGTCGAGTAAGACGGGTGAGCGGTATTTGCCTGAAGCAGCGATTAAATCTTTGTCTCCTCAAGAGTATGCGGCTACAACCAAAGCTAAACGTGCTGGCAAGGCGTCTGGTAAACAGTTTGTAGCCCAACCCAAAACGATTGCAAAGAAAACGGCAGGATTTAGATGACCACTACCGGAACCACACTGTTCAATATGGACTTCACGGAGATTGCCGAGGAAGCGTGGGAGCGAGCCGGTCGTGAAATGCGTTCTGGTTATGACTTGCGTACAGCTCGCAGGTCTATGAACTTGATGACCATCGAGTGGCAGAACAAGGGTATCAATATGTGGACGATGGAGCAGGGGATCATTAACCTGACTCCCGGTTTAGCTACATATGCACTACCAACAGATACGATTGATTTGCTGGAGCATGTGATTCGTACCGGATCAAACACTTCTTCTACACAGGCAGACTTAACAATCTCGCGTATTAGTGTTTCTACTTACGCCACTATCCCAAATAAACTTAGTCAGGCTCGCCCAATTCAAGTTTGGATTCAGCGTCTATCTGGGGAAACTAATCCTACAAGCTCTGTGCTCGCCACGGCCATCAACTCTACAGACACCACGATCACGCTTAACACGGTGGTTGGGTTAGCCAATGCTGGGTTTATACGCCTAGACACCGAAGACATCTATTACACATACGTCACAGGGAATACCCTAGGCGGTGTGTTCCGTGGCCAGAACAATACGACCGCAGCTTCTCATGTGATTAATACTGCCGTGTATGTTCCTCAGCTTCCTGCTGTAACTGTCTGGCCTACGCCTGACAACTCTACTCCTTACCAGTTTGTGTACTGGAGACTGCGCCGAGTACAAGATGCTGGCGCTGGTGTTGAGACAGCAGACATGAACTTCCGCTTCCTGCCATGTTTGGTAGCGGGCTTGGCGTATCACATCGCAGTTAAAGTGCCTGAGCTGATGCCCCGCATCCAGATGTTGAAACAGATTTACGACGAGACATTTGAGATCGCCGCTGGTGAAGACCGTGAGAAAGCCCCGGTCAGGTTTGTGCCTCGTCAGCAGTACATTGGTGGTAGCTACTAATGGGCAATAGATTTGCATCCGGCAAGATAGCGATTGCTGAATGTGATCGCTGCGGCCAACAGTACAGATTAAAGCGGCTTAAGACTGAGATCATTAAGCAGCGTAAGTACGAGCTGTTGGTTTGCCCTACGTGTTGGGATCCAGATCAGCCGCAGTTAATGCTTGGAACGTTTCCAGTAGATGATCCACAGGCTTTGCGTAATCCACGTAAAGATACAACGTATGTGACTTCTGGTGTAAACGCTAACGGCAATCTTTCAGGTGGTTCACGGGACATTCAGTGGGGTTGGCAGCCTGTTGGTGGATCTAGATTTTTTGATGCAGAATTGACCCCCAACTACTTGGTGGCAACGACATTTGTTGGTACAGTATCAATATCTTAAGGAGTTAATTATGGCATTTACAAAATCAGCTGACGGTATTGCTAAAAAAGGCAAGACCGAAGGTAAAAACTACGGCGATAGTGGCCCCGTTGCTAAAATGATGCACGGCGGCAAAGGCAAAGGTAAGGGTAAAACCAATGCCGATATGTTGTCTATGGGCCGTAACTTGGCAAAAATTGCCGCACAGAAACGAGGCTAATCATGGCTACATTTAGCAAAAAATTAATGGGTAAAGAAGTCGGCGATGCTGCCGTCTATGCCACACCCCACACCATGACTGGTAAAGTTGTTAAGGCTTCCGACAATCCGGGTTCTGGCCCTGACCATAGCGATGCCAATACCGTCAATATGTCTGTTGGAAATATTAGTCGCCGTGCACAGCCAGCAACTAAGACAACTGGCATCAAAATGCGTGGCGCAGGTGCAGCTACTAAAGGCTTTATGTCTAGAGGCCCGATGGCATGACATACAACGAACTCGTCACGTTGGTTTCAGATTACTGTGAGAACACGTTTCCCACGGTGGATATGGACACGTTCATTCGGCAGGCGGAGCAGCGTATTTACAACACTGTTCAGATTGCTAATTTGCGTAGAAACATGACGGGTACTTTGTCGGCAAACAATAAATACTTGTCTGCTCCCGGCGACTTCCTGTCTACATATTCTTTGGCAGTGATTAACACCAACGGCGACTATGTTTATTTGCTCAACAAAGATGTGAACTTCATCCGTGAAGCATATCCCAGCTCATCTGCAACGGGTCTTCCAAAGCATTACGCCATCTTTGGCCCGTCAACATCTGATTCCAAAGAGCTGTCGTTTATCCTTGGCCCTACACCAAATACCAACTACGGTGTTGAGTTGCATTTTTACTACTACCCAGAATCCATTGTGACTGCTGGCCAGACTTGGTTGGGTGATAACTTTGACTCTGCGCTGTTGTATGGAACGATGTGCGAGGCAGTCACCTACATGAAGGGTGAGGCAGACATGGTTAAGTTGTATCAAGATCGCTATGTGCAAGCGATTGCTCTGCTCAAGAACTTGGGTGATGGCAAACAGCGTCAGGATGCTTACCGTGACGGCCAACTTAGGATTCAAGTTTCATGAGTTCTATTGTCCAAACGCAAACCACCAGCTTCAAAAAGGAGCTGTATCAGGCCGTGCATGACTTTACGACAGACACGTTCAATATTGCTCTGTACACAGCTAGCGCAGATTTAAACGAAACCACAACGGTTTATAGCGTTACCAATGAGGTGACGGGTGGTGGTTATGTGGCAGGTGGGATTGCGTTGACTGGCGTGACCATTAATTCGGATGGCTACACCGCCTACGTGAACTTTAACAATGCAGCTTTTGGTGCGGCAGTGACAGCGCGATGCGCTTTGATCTACAATGTTACCAAGGCAAACAGATCGGTGGCGGTGTTGGACTTTGGCTCAGATAAAACATCCAGCTCCTTCCTCGTAACCATGCCATCTAATACGGCAACAACCGCGTTAATTCGCTCTTCAAATTAAGGAAATATCATGTTTAATGAAATCGCCCGCTCTACAGACATCGTAGCCGCAGCCTTGGCAACTGCAAAACCTGTAACCGAAGGCGTTGGCGCTGGCGGTGTCTATACACTCCAGTGCTTCGACAAAGACGGCAAGCTAAAGTGGGAACACAGCTCCCACAACTTGGTGGTGAACGTCGGTCTACAGGACATGAACGCTCAGTATTTTAAAGGTTCTGCGTACACAGCCGCTTGGTTTATCGGTCTGATTGACGGTCCGGGTTCTGGCACTACGATTGCGGCTGGCGACACCGCCTCCTCTCACGGTGGTTGGACAGAGAACGTCGGTTACAGCAACGCAACTCGCCCCGCTGCCACATTTGGTACGGCCACCACAGCCAACCCATCCGTGCAGACTAACTCAGCTTCTCCGGCTTCATTTAGCATCAATGCCACTTCAACAATTGCTGGTGCGTTTTTGATCAGCAACAGCACCAAGTCCGGCACTACTGGTATCTTGTTCTCGGCTTCTGACTTTCAATCTCCCGGCGACCGCTCGGTGGTGTCAGGCGATACCTTGAACGTAACTTACACATTCAGCTTAACAGCGACTTAATCAGGAGTTAAATCATGGCAACAAAATTTGCAAAAGGCCAAGCTGTCAAATTGATCGCAGTCGTACCAGAAGGCCCAGTTCAAGCTCTGCGCATGGACGAAGACGGCAACTTCTTCTACATGATTGAGTGGACTGATGCGGATGGTAACGTCACGCAGCGCTGGTTTGAAGAGGCTCAGTTAGAACAGGCGTAATTTATGGCACTCGTACTCAAGGACAGGGTCAAGGAAACCACGACCTCCACGGGTACGGGTACCATAACACTGGCCGGGGCAGTCTCCGGCTTTCAATCTTTTTCGGTTGTTGGTAATGCCAACGTAACCTACTACGCCATTGTTGGTCAGTCCCCCTCTACGGAGTGGGAGGTTGGCATTGGCACGTATACGTCTTCCGGAACTACGCTTAGTCGGGACACCGTTTTAGAGTCCAGCAATTCTGGCTCGCTCGTTACATTCTCCGCAGGCACCAAAGACGTCTTTGTCACGTACCCCGCTGAGTATGCTGTTGTAGCAAGTAACAACTTTGGCACAGCTGGACAGGTGCTTACCTCCAACGGACCTAACGTAGCCGCAACTTTTCAGGCGGCAGGTGGTGGAGGATCATCTTCACCTATCCCCAAATTACAATCTTGGTCAATCGGAGCAATGTAAATGGCACAGAATACAAACCCTATTTTTCCGCTAATCCCTGTTAACTCTTGGGTAAGCGGAACAGCCGCAACTGCGGGTACTCCCGGCCTAACAGCCAACACGACCACAGACCTAACTGCTGGCACGATCTACGGCCCGATTGAAACAGCGGGTGCGGTGGAAGGCTCACGACTTGATTTCATCAAGGTTAGGGCGCTTGGAACTAACGTGGCGACTGTTATCCGCATCTGGTTGAACAACGGATCAGTGACTACAACAGCAGCCAACAACACGCTGTATCTTGAGCGCACCTTGTCTGCAACAACCGTATCTCAAACAGCAGAACTTCCAGACATCATTTTGCCTTTGAACATCAGTTTGGCAGCAGGGTATCGTGTGTACGCTACGTTTGGTACGGCTGTTGCGGCAGGATTCCATTTAACTGCCATTGGCGGGGATTACTAATGTTTACGGGGTTTGCATCCGAGAACACACCTGCAATTCAGGTGTGGGATTTCTTTAGGCCATATACAGGAACTGCAAGAGTTTCACTTGCAGATGATTGCGCTCCTATACAAATAATCCGTACTGGCGGCAATACAACTGCAATACAACTTTATTTGCCTTCGGCTCCAATAGAGGGTAAGCAAATAAAAATTGTTAACACAATATTTGGTAGTTCGGCGCAACAAATATTTTTGTATGCTTCAGATGTTTCTTCTCTTGGCACATTAGTTGAAATATTAAATATTGGCGCAGGTCAAACTGTTGACATTTGTTATTCTAAAAATTTAATTAGTTTTGGTAGTGTTAGTGGATACGTTGCAACTGGGTGGGTTACTTTAAACTCTGCGCCTGCTTCTAGTGCAAACCACTATGCTGTGGTTTTGGCAGGATCAGGAAATAAAGCAACTCAGCCTTATTCTGCTGTTATTGGAGGTTCAGGCAATACAGCAAGCGCATCTTATGCTTCAGTTTTTTGCAGTCAAAACAGCACAGTAAACAATATAAGAGCTACTGTTATTGGTGGCTCGGGTCACACAGCAAGCGCGGATTTAGCAGCAGTTGTTGGTGGCGGCACTAACACAGCAAGCGGTTCAAGTGCTGCTGTTGTTGGTGGGTCAAGCAACACAGCAAGCGGTACAAGTGCTGCTGTTGTTGGCGGCGAAACTAGCGCGGCAAGTGGGACTTATTCAGCAATTTTAGGCGGATCATTTAATACTGCAAACGCTACTAATGCTTCTGTTGTTGGGGGTCAATCCAATACTGCAAACAGTAACAGTGGCATTGTTGCTGGTGGGAGGTCTGGAACAACAAGATTAATACAGGGCAACACGGTTTTGCCTGCAAGTGCTGCTCCTATTAACGCAACAACAGGTGTTCAGCAACTTGCAACATTGTTACTTGGTCGCCAAACAACTGATGCAACTGCAACAGTTTTAACAAGCAACACATCTGCCGCATCCACAACCAACCAAGTAATCCTACCCAACAACAGCGCCTATACATTCCAAGGCACTTGCATTGCCAACGTCACGGCTGGCGGTACTACATCAGGCTGGAAGTTTGAAGGCGTTATTAAGCGAGGCGCTAACGCTGCGTCCACAGCTTTGGTTGCGGCTGTTACTCCATTGGTGATTGCCCAAGATGCAGGTGCTGTTACTTGGGTTTTGGCTATTACTGCTGACACTACTAACGGCGGCATTAAAGTTGAAGTTACTGGTGCAGCAGCAACCACAATCCGCTGGGTAACAAAAATTGAAACAACTGAAGTCACTTTTTAAAGGAAACATCATGGCTCTGAAAATCTCTATCTCCACAAGCAATGTCGGCGTCCCTTTCACAGACGCTTACGCACGTATCACCAACATCTTTGGCAACAAGGATCAGGTGCAATACCAAGTGTCAGTGTCTGCCAATGCTGATGCCCGTCAAGCAAACGCACAGGAAGTCGCACAACACGCTTTCTATTGCGCTACACCACAAGGCAACTTGATGGATGGCTTGTATGCCGACCTGAAGCTGCAAGTTGGCTTTGAAAATGCGCAAGACTGCTGAAGTAAAAAATTGGTAGAGTAAGCCATGTTTGGCTTCTCCGCTTTTTCAGAAACGCCGTACTCGACCCTGCCTTTTGGCGGGGCGATTTATAACGCCAGCATAAGCGAAGCCGCAAGCGGGGTTGACGCCGTAGCAGCGTTTGTTGTATTTGGTGGCGCAATCAACGAGTCCGCCAGCGGGATTGACGTTGTTTCAGCGTTGGCTGCTTTGGGGATCGCCATAGCGGAGTCGGCCAGTGGGATTGATGCAACGTCCGCGTTTGCGTCATTAAATAGCGCTGTTGCCGAAACAGCCAGCGCAGTTGACGCCCAGAGCGCATCCCTAACACTGCCAAGTAGCATTGCCGAAGCCGCAAGCGGAGCTGACGCCACAGCAGGAAGTGCAGTTTTTACTTCTAGCGCCTCTGAATCTGCCAGCGGTATTGACACTGTTTCATCGTCTGCGCAGCTGGGAGGCGCAGTTTCCGAAACCTCCAGTGGCGTTGATGCTGTGTCGGTATTGGCCGTTTTAGGCAGCGCAGTTTCCGAAACCGCAAGCGGAGTTGATGATATTGCGTCGTTCCCTGTTTACACGCAGTCAATTATTGAAGCCGCAAGCGGAGTTGACGCCATAGAGGGATCTGCAGTTCTTACTCCTGTTATTTCTGAAACAGCAAGCGGCGTGGACAGTGTGACAGCCTTCTCAGGTGTTGGCAGGAGCGTATCTGAAACAGCCAGTGCAGTTGATTCCGTATCCAGTCTCGCAGTGCTTGGTGGCGCAATAGCCGAAACCTCCAGTGGTATTGACACAACTTCAGCCCTTGCCTCGCTTGGAAGCGCAGTTTCCGAAACAGCCAGCGGTGTAGATACCGTAGCGGGGCTTAGAGCATTGCCCGGAGCTATTTCCGAAGCCGCCAGCGGCGTGGACAGCACCTCAGTATCCCCCGTTTTTGCGTCTTCCGCCTCCGAAACAGCCAGCGGGATTGATGCGGCATCAGCGTTGACGGTGCTCGTTAGCGTTGCAAGCGAAACCGCAAGTGGTCTGGATAGCAACGCATCTACCGTTGTTTTCACATCTTCTGCTTCTGAGACTGCAAGCGGGATTGACACAGTTTCTTCTCTCGCCACGTTTGGCGGAATTGTCTTGGAAACGGCAAGCGGTATTGACTCGACGGTCGGGTTTATCAGCTTCCCATCTTTACTTTCTGAAACGGCAAGCGGCGTTGATACGGTATCCGGCGCTCAAACACTGGTGGCAAATGCCTCCGAAGCAGCCAGCGGCGCAGACGCAGCAAGCACTCGTGTTTCGGTTGGCGGCGTAGTTGCCGAGACTTCCAGTGGAGCCGATGTGGTTGCCGCCCTTGCATTGCTTGGCAGCGCAATCTCCGAAGCCTCTAGTGGTGTTGATGCCACAGCTTCTTCTGCAGTTCAGTTAAGCAATGTTGCTGAGACAGCCAGCGGGATAGACAGCCAAAACGCAGTGGCCGTATTCCAGTCGCAGGTCACAGAGGCATCCTCAGCCCAAGACATTGTGCTTGGCTTCTTGGTAATAGCCGTACAGATTTCAGAGTCTGCCTCTGGTGCGGATCAGGTCAGCGCCCTTCGTGATCTTGCTGCTGCTGTTGTAGAGGCTGTTTCCGGCTTGGACGAAGTGTCAGCCAGTGCAGTGTTCCAAAGTATTTTGCAAGAGATTGCCACCTTAACAGATTCTGTTAACGCTCCGGGGTCTACTTACTCAGCACCGGTTGTTGAGCTGGCAACGCTTCAAGACGCAGTACAAGCGGCAGCTACATTCCCAAGCGCCGTCATAGAGGCAGCCACAGGAGCAGAAACCAACAGCGCGGCGTTTATACCGCTTGCCGCAATCTCGGAGTCCGCGACCGCTACGGATGTTGCGTCCGCCTTAGCTGTTTTTGTTGCACAGACGGCAGAGTCTGCCAACATTGCTGACGAGGTATCGCCTCCCGGATCAATCTACAACGCCATAGTTCTGGCGGTTGCGCAGATGCTGGATCAGGTCAACCCACCCGGCTCGATCTACAACGCACAGGTGCTAGAGTCTGCAACGCTTGCGGATTCCCTGATTGGCGCGTTCCTGTGGATTGATATTAACGATGACCAAGTTGCCAACTGGGGTGATATAAACAATGTTCAGACAACAACATGGTTGGCAGTAGATGACAGCCAGACAACAAACTGGCAAAATGTCAACAATACGCAAACATCTGGTTGGACGGATGTAGACGACACCCAAACACCGGGCTGGAACCCGGTTCTCCCGTAAGGATTTAATATGTCAAGCAGCTTTTCCAATCTTAAATTTGAGCTAATCGGCACGGGCGAGCAGTCCGGATCTTGGGGTACAACCACTAACTCCAACATCGGCACGGCCATTGAAGAAGCAATTGTTGGCATGGATACTGTGAACTTTGCCACGGATGCCAATAAAACCATTACGTTAACAGACACGACAGCCAGCCAGTCTGCACGTAACTTTGCTTTAAATTTAACTTCTTCTGGTAGTTTGACTGCGACCCGTACATTGTTTGTACCAGCGATTGAAAAACCATATTTGGTCATCAACAACACAACCGGTGGGCAGTCCATCACAATCAGCAACAGCAGTGGTACAGGCGTAACCATCCCTAATGGACGCCGTGCATTTGTATACAACGATGCAACCAATGTTAAGCCCGCAGATACGGTAATTTACAGTGCTTTGCTTTCAGGCCAAACTGCCAATAACGTAACAGCTGTTGCCGCCTCTGACATTGATTGCTCCACAGCCACCTACTTTACAAAGACGGTCGCAGGCTCAACAACCTTTACTTTTAGTAATCCACCCGCTACAGGAACGGCCTTTGGGTTTACCTTGCAGTTAACTTACACAAGTGGTGCTATTACATGGCCTGCTTCTGTGTACTGGCCTAACAGTGTTGCACCATCTTTTTCTGCGGGAACTAAGGCTTTGTTGATGTTTGTCACTAGCGATGGCGGCACAGTATGGCGGGCTGCTTCTTTGACTGGCTACGCAGCTTAAGGAGTTGGCATGGACATTACGAGCACTCTTCTGGCGGCAGCCAGCGCAGGGGGAACTCAGCCTGGCGTAACATGGACTAGCAATACACCTAGCCCAGCTCCTGTTGTATATTGGAGAGACTCCGCAACGTCTGGGTCAGTCACTTTACTCCTTGGTACGGGCAATACCATCTCGTACAGCACCGACACAGTTAACTTCAGCCTATACACAATCACACCATCAAACCCCAGTGTTGCGATCACAGGTGTTAGTTATGTCAACTCACAGTTTGTGGCGTTTGGCTCTCTGGGATATATTGCTGTTAGTTCAGACGGATTGACTTGGACGGAGAAGACTGCGCCCGTATCTGCTACGTTAAACGGTGTTGCTGGTGACGGAACCAATATGGTGACGTTTAGTGGCTTCTTCTCATATAAAACAGCAGATAACGGTACATCTTGGACAACCGGAACAACCATTGGCCCCGCTACAGTTCAAAATACAGCAAGGTCTTTGGTATACGCAAGTTCTTTATCTTTATGGGTAATGAGCGCCAACATGAAAGCGTACTCTAGTACGGATGGCTTGGCTTGGACTGATCGCGGAAACCTTGGCGTTAGTAACAATACGCTGTCTATTGCGTGGAGTGGCTCTCGATTAGTGGGTGTTTCAAGCAATACAAGTTCTTCAACTTATTATGTTTACACCAGCACCAATGGTACGACATGGACATTGGTTGGTTCAAGTACCTCACCAACAAATATGCGATATGTTTGCTGGGACGGGAGTAGATTTGTATTTCGTTCTTCTTTTGCTTTTTACGAAAGTTCTAGCGGAACCACAATGCCAACATTTGTGGGCACATCGCCTTACAACTTTACCTGTTTAAGAAATACAGTCAGCCAATTTAATCTATCTGTTGTCGGTTCAACGTATGTTTTGCCCGGTGTGGCTGGGGCTGGCTTTCCGCAATACCCAGTTGCATATACAAGTACAACGCTAGCAACAGGTGGATTTACTGCAACATATTACCCAAGCATTCCGCCTTTCTTTCAGGCAACTGATGCAGCGTATTTTAATTCTTTGTACCTGCTGGCGGGGCCATCGTTGTATGGAACTACCAACATCCTTGCTTATTCCAGCTCCAACAAAACTACATGGACTGCTGGCAACGGATTAAGCGGCACTAGCGCTACGTCAACCTCCAACATTCGTTTTGTTCAATCCCCGTCTGCGCTATTGGCCTTTTCCACTGACGGCACTTGTGCTCCAGCGCGTACAACGAACGGAACTACTTGGACAAACCCCAGCGGCGTGAGTAGTTCCAATGCTGCAATTGCTTGGGATGGTTCTAATTTTTTAACTATAAATTTAGCCACAAGCGATGTTAAGTCGTCATCGGACGGCTCAACTTGGACTACCGTTTCTGCGTCTGGGCCATTTACAGGTTCCGTTGGGTACCTTGTGTCGGATGGAGCATCTTTGTATTACTACAAGTCAGACAGTTCAGCTATGGCTAAGTCCAGCGATGGTGGCGTTACATGGATTTATTTCACCCCGACCAATCTCCCACCCAGCGGTTTGACTGATGTTATTTATGCCAACGGCTTATTCTTGGCTTGCGGTACAAATCCATCAACAGTTACAAATTGCGTGGCATATAGCACTGATGGCGTGAGTTTTACACAAGTTGATGCAAAAGTTTCTGTGGCTTCTAACTTGTATTACAACGGATTTAACTTTGTTGTTGTGTCTCAAACGACTGGTATTGCAACAAGCGCAGATGGTATTAACTGGGTGTTAAGAACCTCCGTAACTTCTCCCGGCGGCGTTGTGTATGCCAATGGCGCGTACTTGGCTGGGGGTTCTGTAGGTCAAACAATCACATCGTAGTTTAAACATGATTGATCCGATCACGGCCCTAGCCGGTATTCAGTCTGCAGTAAAACTGATTAAGCAGGCTTCTAAGACTGTGGATGATGTGGCTTCGCTTGGGCCAATGCTGGGTAAGTATTTTGATGCTAAGTCAACTGCGGCTAAGGCTGTTGTAGAGTCTAAGAAAAAGGGTGGTTCCTCTATGGGGACCGCGCTTCAGATTGAGATGGCGCTTGACCAAGCCAAGACGTTTGAGGCTGACTTGCAGATACTGTTCATGCAAGCGGGCAAGATTGATGTGTGGAACAAAATCAAAGCCAGAGCGCAGGCAATGGATGTGGAAGATGCCCACACCGCTAGGCGGGAGAAGGAAGAAGAGAAGAAGCGTAAACAGAAAGAGCAGGAGCAACTGGAGTTTGGCCTGATGCTGGGTGGCCTTGCGATCCTGTTGTTTATGTTGTACGTTGGAGTCTACGAGGTTATGGAGCACTGCGCTAAAGTAAGGTGCGGGCGGTGAACGAGTACCAAAAAGCCGCTGACATGAGCTTCAAGATTATTGGTGCTTGGTGGGGTGCAAATCTGTTTTTAGACTTCATCAAGATATTGCCGAACTTTATTTCGGACAAAATTGTGAATAAAGTACTTGGAATGGTTGGTCTATGAGTGACGAGAAGCCAGCAGACGTATTGAGTAAGGTGCTGTCCTACGTAGACAGCCCGTTTAAACTGTTTGCGCTGATACTCATGGCGGTGCTTGCTTTCTCTGGGTACTTTGTCTGGCAGAACCAAGCCTTTTTGTTTGAGGCGTACAAAGAGAATAAGAAGCTCCCAACGATTGCAGAGGACAGGGCGGAAGACGTTGCAGCGCATTTGTTCAAGAACACCAATGCGGCGGTGGTGGCGATATTCAAAGTCAACCCTCTGTTTGGTACAAGGGTGCTATATCGGGCGTATACCCGCGAGGGCAGGGACAGAACCCATGAAGGTTTAGACGTAGGGTTGTTTACACAGAGTTCAGCCAACAACCGTGATGTGGTTGCGTTGATGGCCAATGAGATACCTTGTAGTGAATATGCCGCGCCCCAAAGCGAGATTGGATTGTGGTATATCGACAAGGGTGTAACCTTTGGATGCCGGGTCAGTGTGCCGCCAGAGCAGGGCCGGTTTGTTGGACAGATTACGGTCGGGTGGGAAAAAGAACCCAAGGATTTAACCAAAGCCATAGGGATGCTGCAGATTGCAAGTACTATGCTCAGTAAAAGTAAACAGTAAAGGATCATTATGCTGACACTACTCTCCACGCTAATTTCGTTTTTAATGGGCGGTTTGCCCAAGATTCTGGAATTCTTTCAAGACCGGGCGGATAAAAAGCATGAGTTAAATCTTGCCCAGATGCAGATCACCCGCGAGCTTGAACTGCGTAAAGCAGGCTTTGAGGCTCAAGAAAGAATTGAACATATCAAGTCTGAGCAGCTAGAAACAGAGAGCGCGGCCAATACTAAACAGGTTTTGATTGGTGCACAGCAGGCAGAAATGCAAGCTATCTACGCCCACGATATGAGTTTAAACGAGGGTACATCCACATGGATGAAGAACCTCCGAGCTTCTGTTCGCCCAGTCATCACCTACGGCTTCTTCTTCCTGCTGTTGTTTATTGACATCGGCCTGTTTGCCTACGGCTGGAGCCGTGGTGTACCGTTCACTGAGTTGGCCGAGATGCTGTGGGACTCTGACACCCAAGCGTTGTTTGCTTCAATCATAGCGTTCCACTTTGGTGGCCGGGCGTTTGGGAAATGAAAATCTCAGACAAGTGTTTACACATGATCCGCCACCATGAGGGCGTGAGGGTAAACCCGTATAAATGTCCAGCAAAGCTTTGGACAATCGGGGTCGGCCATGTCATGTTTCCAGAGCAAGGCAAGTTGAAGATAGACCAGCGGGATGCGTTTACACCACCCGCAGAAGCCATGCGTAAATATTCAATGGAGGAAGTTGATGCAATACTTAGGGCAGATCTTGCTCGCTTTGAGAAAGGCGTGGCTACTTATTGTCCTGTGCCTCTTACTCAAGGACAGTTTGATGCGTTGGTATCATTTTCCTTCAATGTGGGGCTAGGCACATTACAGCGTTCAACTCTGCGCCAGAAGGTGATGCGTGGTGATATGGAAGGTGCGGCAGAAGAACTCTTGAAGTATTGCATGGCGGGGGGTAAAATTCTCAAAGGGCTGCAAAAACGTCGCATCGACGAACGCGCCGTGTTTCTTTCGTAGGACTGCCGATGCTCAAAAAACTTACCCTGAAAGCCGGTGTAAACAGAGAGAACACTCGTTATACCAATGAAAACGGATACTATGTGTCCGACAAGGTGCGCTTTCGTCAAGGTACACCTGAGAAAATTGGTGGGTGGACACGCATTTCAGCCAATTTTTTCCTTGGGGTTTGCCGTTCTTTGTGGAACTGGGTGACGTTAGGCGGCGCTAACTTGTTAAGCGTTGGAACCAATTTAAAGTTTTACATTGAGTTTGGCGGCACATACTACGACATTACCCCACTGCGGGTAGTTCCAGCCCCCACAATTAACAACAATCCTTTTGCCGGTAACGGGACAACCACAGTTACAGTAACCGATACCGCTCACGGCGGGGTAACGGGCGACTTTGTCACATTCAGCGGTGCTACCGGCACATACGCGACCACTTGGAATCAAGAGTATCAAATTACAGTTCTGACTGTAGATACCTACACAATCACTGTAGCATCTGCTATTCCAGCTGGATCCTATGGCGGCGCGGCTGTGGTGGCTGCGTATCAAATTAACGTTGGCCCTGCTACTGCCCTGCCTGTTCTGGGATGGGGTGCAGGTGGATGGGGTACTGGTGGTTGGGGTGTTGGTACATCTACGAGCTTTCCAATCCGGATTTGGAGCCAGTCAAACTTTGGTGAAAACTTAGTCTTTGGTTATCGTGGTGGAGAAATCTATTACTGGGACAATGCTACTGGGTTAACCACCAGAGGTGTTTTAGTTTCTAGTTTGGTTGGCGCATCGGACGTTCCGTTGATGCAGAACTATTTACTTGTTTCTGATGCGTCAAGGTTTGTGTTTGCGTTTGGTGTAAACGACTACGGCAGTATTGTGCAAAACCAGATGTTGCTTCGCTGGTCGGATCAAGAAGACATTGCAATGTGGACGCCCGCAGCTACAAACCAAGCCGGTAGTTTACTGTTGTCACATGGCTCCAAGATTGTGACTGCGCTTCAGACTCGCCAAGAGATTTTGGTGTACACGGATTCAACGCTGTATTCTTTACAATACCAAGGCCCGCCAGTCATTTGGAGTTCCCAGCTGCTAGGTGACAACATTTCTATTGCCAGCCAAAACGCTGTGGCAATTGGTTCGGGTGTGGTTTATTGGATGGGCGTAGACAAGTTCTACAAATACGACGGTCGCGTTCAAACATTACGTTGCGACTTACGTAAATTTATTTTTGAAGATATTAATGCAGAACAGTCAGATCAATTTTTTGCCAGTACCAATGAAGGCTTTAATGAAGTTTGGTTCTTCTATTGTTCAGCATCGTCCTCCTCAATTGACCGGTACGTGGTCTACAACTATTTTGAGAACAACGGCGAAGGCGTATGGTATTACGGCAACATGGTTAGAACCGCATGGCTTGACTCCGGCTTGCGTAACTACCCAATGGCCGCTACAGACATCAACAACGTCGTCTACCATGAGTACGGTGTAGACGATAACTCAACAGAAGTTACCACTGCAATTAACGCAGTCATTGAAACTGCTGAGTTTGATATTGATGACGGCCATCACTTTGGTTTTGTGTGGCGTATGCTTCCAGACATTACCTTTAGTGGGTCTACGGGCGCAAGCGCTCCGCAAGTCACCATGACTTTAATCCCAATGCAGAACTCTGGCTCAGGCTTTAACGACCCTATTTCTGTAGGGGGCAACAGCAATGCAACCATTGCTCGTACAGCTACCGTCCCTATTGAAGAGTTTACTGGTCAGGTTTATGTCAGGGTTCGTGGTCGTCAAATGATCTTAAAGCTTGAGTCTAGTCAGCTTGGCACTCAGTGGCAACTAGGTAGCCCGCGTATTGACATCAGGCAAGACGGTCGCAGGGGTAACTCATGATCGTTACGTCAGAGTTTGAACTTAGTCAGGTTGCAGCGCCCAACTTACCATTGGCTACAGAGGAATACTCTCGTGCGTATACCGACCAGCTTAACAACGTGTTGCGTTTGTACTTTAATCGTGTTGATGCAATTCTTGACCAGTTAAAGACAGACAACATTGTTCCAGCCCTAACTAATTACACTGTGGCAACGTTGCCAAGTGCGGTAACATCTGGAAAAGGCTCAAGGTCTTTTGTGACTGATGCGTCTGCTCCAACATTTGGATCAACTGTAGCTGGCGGTGGTGCAGTGGCTACACCCGTATACTCTGACGGCACAAATTGGAAGGTAGGATAATCATGCCTATTCGTGATCGCGGAAACAACTTCTTCGTAGATTTTGAAGACAATGGCTTTGGCGGCAGTGCTATGGAGCAGAACGAAGCGTTGGCAAACATTATTAACCCACCTATAGCTGCCCCAATTCCAGCGCCCGTTGAAAAACCCGCAGAAACGCCTGCGCCTAAAACTAACAACGCCACAATTGAGGCGTTGATAAAACAAATCCAAGCCCGAAGCGACACATCTCGATGGACAGGCGGCTATGGTGCTGATCAAGCTACTAAAGACATGGCTCGAATTCTTGCTGAAACAGGAATCACAGACATTAGCCAGTTTGGCCCAATCACAAGAGAAGTACAAAAGGTTGTTGGATACGAGGATTGGGGTGACCCAATTTATCAGACTGTAACTGAGCAAACTTTTGGCAATAAAGTAACAGGCCAAGCTGTACCTAACACCTACACAGAACGCCAAACAGGTAACTTCTTTGGCGGAACTTATGAGGGTAAAGGTAATACTGGTTATGGTGTTCAGTTTGATGACCAAGGCTTGCCAGTTTTCTACACGCAAGGCGCATCTAGCAGTGACATGGGTTCTATTGCTCCGTTCTTAACACTTGCGTCGTTTGTTCCCGGCTTGGCTCCATTTGCTATGGCTGCTAACGCGGCTATTGCCGCAAAGCAAGACAATCCTCTAGGTGTTATTACCAACCTTGCGGGCGTGGGGAATCTTGCGGGTGTTAGTGGTATGGCTGATGTTGCCAATGCTGCTAGATTTGCAGGTGCTGTAAAAAGTGGCGATCCATTAGCGATTGCGTTTTCTGGCGCTAATTTGGCGGGTGTAAGCGACGTTGGCGGTGTAAACCTTAAAGATGTTTCTAAAGCAATCGGCGCAGTTAAAGCTATCGAGAGCGGTGATCCGTTAGCCATGATGCTTTACGGCATGGATGCAATGTCAGGATCCGGTGGAAGTTCACCAACAAAGTCCAGCGCAGATTTGCAAGCAGAAGACCCGCTTAGCCCAGAAGAGCAAGCACAACTTATAGAGAACAGACTTAACACGGCTATTTCTCGGTCACAAATTTCTCCTGAAGAAGAAGACGCAAATACGCAAGGGGGAATTGAGGAACTTGAGCGCATATACGGGCCAGAGTCAACAACTACTTTACCGTCTTTGCCTACACGCTCTTTGGGTGAGCCGCAGGTTGAGGAGGTTGATGATTTTTTAAAGTCTATTGGTATTAATACAATCGACAAGCCGTCTGATGGCGGGTTAAGCAACCAAGACATCCTTAATTTAATTAATGCCGACAACGAGGTGCTTGTTACATCTAACCGCGATACGGTTGGCAAGGGTGTGTCTGAGGACATTTTCAGGAATCTTGAGGACGCGGGTGAACCCCCTTCGCTGACTCCAGCAGAAAAACTTTCCGAGTTGGTAGTAACGGGCGACCGTCCAAAAGAAGAGACTACGGTTCAACAAGAGCCTGCAAACATAGACGAGTTTATTAAATCATTAGAGCCATACAAAGCGCCAGCAGAAAAACTTTCTGAGTTAGTGATAACGGGCGACCGGCCTATGCCGAGTCCGGATGATGACTTCATGCCTACGCCGATTGACGACGGCGGTGAACTAACAATTACTGGCGATAAACAGCCAACTACATCAACCCCTGCACCAACTACACCGGGTACGACTCCAGCACCAACTGGGCCAGTTAAAGCTCCAACAACCCCTGCGCGTCTATCAAGCTCATCTGGCATGGATATGATGGGTTTACTAGCGCTTTTAGGTGGGCAACAACAACCTATGCAGCAAGCCCCTATGCAAGACCCTTACGCCCATATAAAATTGATGGAAGATTTGTTCGGGTCAGAGATTAATTTAACGCCCGCTGGTGAGAACACCACACAAAGGAAATAACAATGACCGAAGATGAGTACAACTTAAACATCCTGCCTAGTTCTGGAGGAGACAACGAATCTGTGTTTAATCCATACCCCACAAACTACGGTGACGTTGATCCTCCTTCAACTGGCATAGGTGGCCCCGGCACGTCTTACACACAAAACCCTGACGGCACAGTAACCGTCAACCCTGACACTGGCGGTGGCTATGGCACTAGTAATACACCCGTGGATGCGGGCGGGCTAGGCAACCTAATTAAATCTTTGTTTAGCGACGGTAAGGGCGGCATAGATATTCTTAAACTTGGCGCTTTGGGTGGTGGCTTGGCTAGTCTGTTTGGCGCAAACAGCTCTTCATCCACGCCTACTGGATACCAAGGCAGTATTCCTAAATACACTGCGACACGGAACATGGTTACTGCGCCTCAAGCCGGTCGTCGTCCCGGTGCTGGCGGCACTCGTTACGGTGGTGACGTATCTTTTATGCCCAAAGTAGCGGCGCAAGCCCCTGTAGCCCCAACAGCTCCTGAAGAAGTTAAAGCCGCGCAAGGTGGTTTAATGGGATTGGCGCAAGGTAGATACTTACAAGGCGGGACTGACGGTATGGCTGATGAAATCCCAGCGCAAATTGGTGAAGATCAACCAGCGGCGCTTAGCCACGGTGAGTTTGTTATCCCCGCTGATGTCGTCTCTCACTTAGGTAATGGTAACTCTGATGCAGGTGCACAAAGGTTATACGACATGATGGACAAAATCCGTGAGGCTCGTACCGGCACAAAAGAGCAAGGTAAAGAGATCAACCCTGATAGTTTTATGCCCGGTGGTTTAGCCAAAGCTTATGCCGCTGGTGGTGAAGTTCAACGCTTCCAAACTGGTGGTATTTCTGGCGTTGGTACTGCCGCTAACGCAGGTGTGACCGGCACTGAATCTAACCTGTCTAACTGGGCTGGTCCTTATGTGACTGATATGCTCGGCAAAGGTCAGGCTTTGTCTGAGATGCCATATCAAGAGTACGGTGGCCCACTGACTGCGGGCGCATCTAATTTGCAGAATAAAGTGTTTAGCGGGTTATCAAACGTTAACTTCCCCGGCCAGCTTGGACAATCATTTAGTTCTGCCGGTGCGCCAACTATTGGTGCTGGTGGTCAACCTGTTGGTGGTGGAACTAGCCCTGCATCGCAATACATGAACCCGTATCTGCAGTCAGTGTTGCAGCCCCAGTTGGCTGAGATGCGTCGTCAAGCAGAAATCACAAACCAATCTGGTCTTGGCGCATTGACTAAAGCAGGTGCGTTTGGTGGTGGCCGTCAAGCCATCATGGAGTCTGAAGCAGGCCGCAATCTGCTCAATGCACAGAATACTGCGATTGGCCAAGGGTACTCCAACGCATACGACAAGGCCATGCAACAGTTCAATACTGAGCAGGGTCAAAGTATGGGTCTGGCTAACCTTATGGCTGGTCAAGGTGGAATTGAGCGTGGCATTGAGTCTGAAGGAATTGCCGCAGATAAAACAGCGTTTGAAGAAGCTAGGGCAAACCCTTATAAGATGGTTCAGTTCCAACAGTCATTGCTTAGCGGTCTTCCATTAGCGGCTCAGAGTATTAACACCGTACAACCTAGTGCGTTTGCAAATGCGCTAACAGGCGCGGGTAGCGTGGCTAGTTTGTTGAAAAATCTGGGTTTAGGTCCTACTCCTGCTACACCAGCACCAAAACCATAAGGGATTAATATGAACGGCGGAATCAACCAACTTGTAGATACATATAAGGGTAATCCCCAACCCTTGCAGGCTAAGGTGCAGAAGGCCCAGCAGGGTCAGCCACCGGGTGAAATCCCTCCTGACTTAGAAGAAGCCATGGCGCTTCAAAAGATTGCCGAGTTGCGTAACAGTGCGCAAGGCCAACAGGCTATGCAAGCGGGCGGTGCTCAACAGTCTGTTGTAGAAAAACTACGCCAGATGCTTGGCGGTATGCAAGCCCAAGGTCAAATGCAAGGCCAACCCGTTATGGCGGCTCGTGGTGGCAGTATTGATCAACTTATGTCTAACCTTGGCCAGTACTACGCTGGCGGCGGTATTGTTGCGTTTGATGGCACTAAAGGTAGCGAAGTAGAAGATAAAAAAGCTAAACAACGTGAAGAAGATCGTAGAGCGCTGTTAGAGCCTTTGGCCGCTGTAGTGGATATTGCGCAGTTGCCCATAGCCGCTGGTTACAACTTAGCCGCAGATACCGGCTCTGGGCTAGAACGTTTCCTAAACCGTATTGGTAGTGCATTGACTGGGAAAGAAGTTAATACTCAATCAGACGATCAAGTTGGTAATAAATTTAGATTTAGCCCAACTCCGTTTACAGACATGTTGCGTAAGCCAACAGAAAGAGAAACGCCCAGTGAAGCGCCCACTGTGCAATCTAGTAAGCCCGGTACTACCTACGAAAAACCCGGGAATATTGCTGCGCCAACTGTAAACAACATGTATACAGATAAAGACGGTAAGACGTTTGTGCGCCCTGTGGGTATGAGTGATGAATCGTGGAAAAAATTAGTGGCAAATGCTCGTACCGAGCAGATCCCTACTTCACAAGGAGCGGGTGACAGAATTGTTCCTCGCTACCCAATATCAGCGCCCCAGCCTCCCGCACCTGCTCCAAAACCACCTCGCCCACCTGCTGCAAACGTTAATGCGCCAGCCAAGCCCGCTGAACCAGCCAAGCCCGCTTCAGAAGCTATGGACCCTATGGAGACGGCGCTTCGCAAAAGCATTATGGATGCACTGGCAAAAGATCCAGAAGCTGTTCGCAAGAAGGCTATGGAACAGAACGCCCAGTTTATGGGTCTGGATGCGTTGTTGAAACCTGCGCAAGACCGCGCTGCTGCTCGCGAAGCAAGGATCAAAGAAATACAAGGCAGCCGTCAGCCGCTGTGGATCGATGCGTTGATGTCTGCTGGTAAGCCTACCAAAGGCGGTATTGCCGGTGTTCTTCAAAACATGGCCGTAGGCGCTATATCTGGGAAACAAAACTACGACGCTGAAGACCTTAAATTCCTTGATGAACTTAACAAACTTAACTCTGAGATTGACAAGGCCAGAATTGAAGGTCGTTACAAAGACGTGGCGGCTGGCAAAGAAGCCGTTAAAGATCTTATCTCTGAGAAGAAACAATCAGAAGCTTCCGGTACTAGTTTGCTTAATAAACAAGCAACTCTTGCGCAGACTAGACAGATTGCGGAGGACAACCGTAAATCTCGGGAAGCTCTTGCTGCTGCGCAAGCAGAAGGTAAAAAATCTGAACGTCAACAAAGACAACAAAACTGGATTGCTGAGCAAGAACGTAAGTGGCAAGATACTTTAAGCAGAAATCCTGAATACAAAAAATTAATAGATCAACGCTCCTTCCAAGAACGTTTGTTGTACATGCCAAATATTGATCCTAAGGCACAGGAAAAAGCCCAAGCAGCGGTTGATGCAATAAACGAAAAAATTGCAAAGATGTTGCCCACTGCGGGCGGCGGAACTGTTAATATTCCTCCTCCACCACCCGGTGCGGTGCGTGAAACAGTCAAAAAATCATGAGGTAAAGAATGCCTACATACCAAGTAGATGTTGGGAATAAAACATACGAAGTAGATGCGCCAGACCCTAACACTGCTTGGCAATGGGCATATACAACTCATGCACAAGGACAAAGACCTGCTCCTAAACCTGCCGCGCCTAAAATCCCAGAGCGTACTTTTGGTGAAGCGTTTACCGATATTGGGGCCGCTGGTTTGGGTGGTATTGGCAGTTTGGTCCAACTTCCCGGTCAGCTCTACGGTTTAGCTACAGGCGACTTTTCTAAGACGGGCGCATTGGGCGCTGGTCAAGACATTGAAGAATATGCAAAGGGCTTAAAGTCCGCGTCCTTGCTTGCTCGTGAAAAGGCTCGCTCTGAGAAGGTTGCGCAAGCAGAAAAAGAAGGTCAACTTGCCGCATTTAAAGCAGCTTTTGGTGAGACTGTTTCTGACCCAGCGCTGTTGACATCATTCTTAGCTGAGCAACTTCCACAGATTATCCCTGCCGCTATCACAGGTGGTGGTACAGCCGCGCTTACATCTGGTAGTACGTTAGCCAAAGAACTAGCTAAAGGCACGGCAAAAGAAGCCGCTGAAGCTGCCGCTAAGAAAGCCGCTATTAAGTCTGGTACAACTGCCGCTGTTCAAACTGGCGCAGTACAACAAGGCGCAGACATTGGCGCTGGCTCATACGACGAGATCTACGCAGAGTTGTCTAAGAGAATGCCCGCTGAACGCGCTGCGGCTGAGACAATTAATTTAGCCCGTGCCGCTGGTGTATCGGGCTACGCGCTGTCTGTTCTTGCAAATCGTTTCTTGCCCGGTGGTAGTGCGCTTGAGCGCGTGCTTGCTGGCGAGAAAACAGGTAAAGGGATCATACGTGGTGGTGTTGCAGGCGCACTTAAAGAACTGCCTAGTGAGAACGTTGAAGAAGTTGGTGGTCGCCTTGCGCAAAACATTGCAGCCCGCACCGCTGGTCTTGATCGTGATTTAACTTCGGGCTTAGGCGAAACTGCGGCTATGGCGTCATTGGGCGCTGCTGGTATGGGCGGAGTAACTGGCATCGTTGGGGGCCGTCAAACAGATCAACAAATACGTGATGAAGTTCTAAGACAAGAAGCACTCAAGCAGCGCGAAGAGGAACAACAGAAACAAGAAGCTGTCGTAGAAGAACCCGCTACAACAGAAGTTAAAAAAGAAGGTAAGCCTTCAATCGTTGGCACTGAGTTTGAAGAAGTTGCGCCCGGCACTGTTGTAGAAACACCGGCAGAAATTAAGACTGGAGCACCGGCAGAAGTCGCCGCTATGCAGGCCGATTACGATAAACGTGATGCTGAGATCAAAGAACTAGAGTCTCGCGGCACTACACTTAATGCGGGTGAAAAATCCAAACTCACTAGAAAACGTAAAGAAAACGCGGAACTTAAAGCAAAGATTGACGATGCGTTATCTAAGATCAGCCCGAAGGGAGCGGAAGATGTTACAGGAACTGTCAGTGAAGCAGCTGGAACGAGCACTACGCTACCTCCACAATCAACCGTCATCGTTCCCCCCGCCCCGGGATCTGGAGAAGCTAAACGAGATGGAGTGGTTTCTACTGGACCGGATGTTACAGGTGCTGCTGAAGGAAAAGGAACAGAGTCCGTTGCAGTAAAGACCGGTCCTTCCGAAGAAGTTAAAAAAGAAATGGACGAGAAAGTCAAACAGGTTGCTGACTTGTATGACGAAGAGCGCGAGTATGCCAAACTAGATGACGACGGCGCAAACCTTTATGACGCGCTTCAAACTGGAAAACTTCCGGCTGGTATGGAGTTGGGCACTGCTCGTCTTGATGCCGTGCTTGAGCGCAATGAGTTAGAACTGCCTGACCTGCCAGACAACTTTGAAACACTGCCACCACAAGCTAAGGTTGAAGCAGTAAACGAAGCGCTTAACGATCTGAAACAGCAGATTGACGATAAGCGTGCCGTGCTTGTGCCATGGGAGAAACTTACAGATGACCAGCGTCAGGTCTATTTGGATAACGTCCGCAACAACACTGCTCAAGAACACGCTAGTGCGCGTCGCGCTTTGGTTAGATACCGCAAGCAACTGCGTGAGACGCAAGGTAAGCCCAAAGATCTTAAAGCTGATCCGTCTGCCGGCATCTATGAGCGCAACCGCCAAGCATACAAATCTCGTGACAGGCTAGAGTACCCCACATGGGAGCAGCTCAATGATGAGCAACGTGCGCTGTACAACAAAACTTTGTCTGACAAACAAAAAGACATAAAGAACGCCACCGCTGAAGATCACGATACGGCTTTTAAAGCAGTTGCAGATAAGCTTGTACAAGAAGGTTACATTCCCGCTCCCGGTAAGACCTATCTTGATGTACGTGAAGCGCAACTTAAAAAGTCTGAAGCTGAGTCTCAAGAGCGTGCGCAACGTGAAATTAAAGAAAAGCGCGAAGGCAAGAAAGCTAAACCTACGGGCGAAAAGAAAGTCCCCAATGCTTTGATTGATAAGATCAAAGAAGGTGATCTTGGAGCAGTGCTAAATTGGTTGTCTACTTCAATTCCTAATCCTAATAAAACAATCGCTATAAAGCTTCAGCGACTCGTTGCTTCACGTATTAAAAGTTTAGGACTAAAGACAAAGATCAAGTACGTTGACTCACTGCCTGATGGTGACATTGCGCAGTACAACCCAGAGTCTGACACTATCTTAGTGACACCAGAAGGCGCAACAGCCACTACACTACTGCATGAGCTTGTTCATGCCGCAACAATAAAAATTCTTGATAGAGTATCTAATAACGATATTGCTAACCTGACGCCTGAGCAGATTGATGCGGCTAACCAGCTTGATGACATCATGGCACTTACGGCAAGTGATCTTGCCGAGTTGTTCCCCAATGCGTACAAAAACATTTTTGAGTTTGTTAGTGAAGCGATTTCTAACCCAGAGTTTCAGGATGCGCTGAAAAAATATCCAGCCACAGGACTTGAGTACACACTTACCCCAGACCGCAGTGCGCTCTCTAGGTTTATAGAGAATGTTATTGAGATTCTTAATTTAAAGAATCTGTTTACAAAATCTGGCGCGTTTGGTAAAGCAAACTTACTGTCCGAAGCCTTCACCGCATTTGAAAGTATTATTGAAGTGCCAGAGGGCGGGATTGAACGCGCACCGCTTCCCGCTCCTAAAGCCGCTCCAACTACACAAAAAGCTGAAGGTAAAGTTGATGTAACAACTGAAGAAGCAATTAAGCGTAATGAACTGCCTGAGACAAGCGGTATCAATGCGGTGCGCAGATTGTTTACAACGCGCCAAGGCGGTATGAACTTGGTGACTAAATTCCAAAATGCTCGTTATGCAATTAAGAGCTGGGAAGATGGTTTGACCCGTGCCGGTAAAATTATTTATAGCGGTAGCAAACTAAACAACATCTATACACAGATTGCCTTAGCTGCTTCACGCGCCAAAGACTTGTACTTAACCAGAGTAAATACTCCAGCAAGTGATATGCAGAGTGCTATTGGTGCGTATGCTAAAGCTTCAGGTTTGACTACCAAAGAAGCGACCGAGCGTTTACATGTATACCTGATGGGTCTGCACGAAGGTGAACGTCGTGACGTGAAGTACATGCTCAATGTACCGCTTAAGGATGACAAGATTCTTAAGATTGGTAATGAAATCTTAAGCCCCGCCGGGTTCCGTGAGCGCATCATGGATGAAGTGTTGTCTGGCACATTGAACAAGACACAGATTGAGACCGCTCGCAATGCGCTTAATAATGTTGTGGCTAAGTATAAAGATCCAACTGGCTCAAGCCCCAACGGTTCTAAGTCTATTGAACGTGACAATGAGGAGTACAACGTCATTGGTGGCTACACACCAAACTCTATCAAGAACTTCATTAAGTCTTATGAGGGTGATCCTAACAGGAAAGAAGTGGACAAAGTCATTGCCGCCATGCGCAAACTGCAAGACGCCACAAAAGAGCTGAACAAAGAAGCTAACTACTGGTCAGCGCCCGTGCAAAGTATTGTGGACTTTTACGGCTGGAAGAACTACGTACCTTTTGCTGGTAAAGAAAAGTACACCAATGAAGCTGATGCGATGCTTGACTTCAATAGCAACCGTCTAGGCCGTGAAATGCAAGAGGGTCAAAACTCTTTTGAAGGTCGTGAGACTGACTCCGATAACTCTATCGTCCAATCGTTGACTGATGCAACGCGTGCCGCTATGCGTGCTGGCCGTAGAGACGTAACACTTGCTATCAAGAACGCCGTAGCCAAAGACAAAGACGGTAATCAACTACTTAAAGGTAGGATCGCTAAAACAATTCCATTTGCAGATCGCTACAAAGACTTAAACATTGGCGAAGAGAAAAAAGAAAACGTCATCTTCCATTACAACAAAGATGGCAGTATTGATGTAATCGAGATCTATGACAAGGCGCAACGCAACGCTATCCGCCGCACTTACGAGCAGTCTCAACCAATCATTGACATGCTGAACCACGTTACTAGCACTGTTGGTCAGATGCATACTCGTTACAACATAGCGTTCGCGCCAGTTAACTTCTTCCGCGATGCTCTGACCAACGCATACTCAATTGGTGTTGAGATGGGTCCAAAAGCTTCCGCGCAATACATCGGCGCTATCGCTACAAATGTAGCAAATGGTGGTTTGTTCCGCGCCGCTAAAGTTGCCGCGCTGTATGAAGCTGGTAAGTTTGACCAAATTAGAGCAATGGCAAAGAAGAGTGACTATGTACGTGACATGCTTGAGTTCATCGAGCAGGGCGGCAAAGTATCGTATCTTGCTGGTCTTTCTTCTAAGGGTCAGTTTAAAGAGTTACAGAAGTCGCTTGACCGCACAGGCATCCTAAAGACCAAGGATCAGATCGACAAGTTTGTTGACATTTACACCGACATGTTTGAATTGGCAAGCCGCACTGCGGCGTATCGTATTGCCAAATCTCAAGCACTGGCAGAAAATCTTTCCCCCGCCGATGCGCAAGTCAAAGCTGCTGGTTATGCTAAAGGTCTTGCTAACTTTGAACAAGTTGGTGAGTGGGGCCGTGCCGCTGGTGCGGCGTTCATGTTCTTCCGTCCAGCCGCTACTGGTGCTGTTAGGGCTATTGAAACATTAGGCCCAATGCTACGCGACCCAAAAGATGCGTTGAAAGAACTGCCTGAGTACATTCAGAAAGATAAAGTAGCTAGCGCTGAATTCTTGAAGAAGTACAACGACCAGAAGAAGGCCGCTACCGCAATGACCTTGGGCTTGCTTGGTATGGGTAGTGCAATCTATTTGATGTCTATGGCATTGTCTGACGATGATGATTTAGGCCGCAACCGCACTGCTACTGATGACGCAAACCGCTGGTCACGTTACGCTCGCTTCCATATTCCCGGCATGGATACACCCATCCAGATCCCTTGGGGCTTTGGACTTGGCGCATTTGCATCTGCTGGTGGACAAATCGCGGCGTTGGCTACAGGCAACTCATCTGTTAAGACTGCGCTTAGCAACATTGTTGTGACAGGTTTGGATTCGTTCTTGCCGCTGCCGGTTTCGCGCATTAGTCCAATAGACAACTTCCCAGCATGGGCGATGGACTCTGCTACACCTTCCGTTGCGCGTCCGTTCCTTGAGTGGGTGATGAACATTGACGGTCTAGGTCGTGAGATTTATAACAACCGTCAGTCACGCTACGGAGATGCCTACACAGGTGGCGACAACATCCCTGAGTTGTATAAGTCTGCCGCACGTACTCTGGCTGAAATCACGGACGGTAAAGTGGACTGGAGTCCTAACACGATGTACTTCTTTGCCAATAACTATGGCGATGGACTGATGCGTTTGGCGCAGACTGGATACAACTACGGTTTGCTTGCGGCTGGTGAGAAGGCATTTAATCCTAAGACTGACACCGTGTTCTTTGATAGCTTTTTTGGCGCACCGTCAAACTTTGACGCACGGCAGTTCTCAGAGGTTGAGAAACAAATCTTGACTAAGCAACAAAAGCTCAACATGTTCAAGGATTCAAACCCAGAAGCGTACGCTCGATACGTTGAGAAGAATCCCATGGACGAGTACATAGTTGAGCATTACAACAAAGTAATCAACCAAGACTTGAAGAAGTTGCGGGAAGAGGCAAACATCTACCGCCGTATGCCGGGCCTGACTCCCAAGGAACGGACGGAAGCTGTTAAGAATGTTGTTAAGTTCCAAAACTTAGTTAAGCGTGGAATCATTGAAGACTTTGAGATGATGGGTGTTGAACCCTAACCCATGCGCCAAGAACGAACACCGAGGACGCCGTTCTCGGTGCAAGTGAAAGTCTTCATCTTTATTCCAACTTTTTTAGACGTTGTGTCTATGATGTAGCCCATATATGCGGGGCGCATAGTTGGGATAAAGAAACTCTCCCCCACAAGCATGTACTCGTAGGGGAAAAGCCACTCGGGTTCGTCGAGTGGGGCCGCTTCACTCGGTGGTTTCTTGCTCATCTTTAATCAAGTGAGTCAGATCAGTTTCAAAAGCATAGGCTTGTACGTTTGTACTGCCAACTGCGTCAGACCATCCAGCCGCCATCTGTTTGCGCAACTTGCCTTTCAGTACACCGGCATCTGTTAGCTTAGTCTCAAACTCCTTGATACCCAGTTTGATCTCATGCAGATACGCTTTGAGCGCAGAAGTAGATACAAAGATTGTGCTTTCTTCAACTTCAGCCCTGATGTACAGAGGGCCACGAGGTGCTGTGGATACCTTGCCGTTGTTCACGACCAGCATGTTCTGAATGTTCTTATTGATGAAGTCACCTAAAACATCTTCGCGGGTATTGGAGTCAGCTTTGCGCTTACCATTGATGATGTCGTTGAACGCTCCGCCAACTACGTTCATGATACGAACCATGTCAAACTCAAACCAGCCCAGTTCACGCAGGATGCGCTCAGCGGTGTAGACGTTGGCAATCAAACTGGCAATGTAGCGATACTCACCACTCTTTGAATACTTGTCCGCTACATTCATGTACTCAATGTGGATCCTACGAGTCAACTCTTTCTTGCCAACTTTCAACAGTTCTTGCACATAGGGTATACCGGCATGGCCGTAGTGGTAGTGATAGGCATCAAACATGTCTTTGCCGCGCTCAAGTGTCAGTTCATACCCCTGAACATTTGGCCTAGTCATGTATGGCTCAAGTACACGCATTTCTTCGGCGCTGGTGTTTGCCTTGTAGGTTGAAATAATATCGATCAGTGAGTTGTTTGTTGTAATAATCGCAATCAATCGGGTGATGAACTCTGACTCACGTTCTTGGTTGGATGACGCCTGAAGTCTAATCTTTGGGCGACCAGCGGAAGTTTTGTAGACCACATCAGATGCTACTTTGCCGTCCAAGTTAGTCTGCTCATCAAGACCAAACGTAATATTCTTAGAGGTAATCATGCGCTGTGTTAGCGCATTGGGTGTTGCATCGTTAACAGTCAAGCTTTCAGGTGATCCCCAGATACTCATTGCAGAATACAAAGCGCCTGTCTTACCAACGCCAGACTCACCATGCAAGGAAAGCACAATACCGTTGACGTTGGAGAACTCCATCAAGGGTGTAGCAAATCCGCACAGTAGCGTGAACGCATGAAACTCATAGCCCGGGTCGTTGAGCATACGAGCCGCCGTAAGCCAGCCTTCAAACGTACCGCTTTTCTTGACATAGCGCACAATGTTCTTAGACATGGGAGACGGAGGGCAGTGCCTGATCTCGTCTTTAAATACTTCGCTTGTACCGATAACAAATGATTCGTGATCTTCTGTCCAGCCTTGTTGGATTCGCATGATGTCTGCCTTTTGTGTATTGATTAAATAACTTGTCCACTTCATTAGATAGCTCGCAAACTTGGGAGCGAGCGCGGGTTCAAATGCAACGCCGTTAGATAGCAGGGTTGCCTTGAGTTTGTCTAATGCGCCGATGTCTTTCAGCGGTAACATAAATTCACGAGACGCATCTCGTGGTAAGTGCAAGCGAATGACTAAGCACTCGCCATCGTGGGGGCTGAACAGTCGCTGAATGGGATACACATCATTTGGTGTCAGCATCTCGGGTGGGTCTTGGACTTTCTTGCCATCCTTGTTTATTCGTGGCGCTGGTTGAAAGTACACACCGCCGTTGATTGGGCGAAAGAATGGCTTAAGAAACTCAGGAAAGACTAAGAGGTTCTTGGGATCCTTTTTGGCCCCAGTTGGCTCCGCTTCATCTTCGGCTTCGCCTCCTTCATCGTCAGGAGTTCCGTCAGAGGACTCGGTATATTCAACTGCGAGTTTGATAGATCGGGCAAGTGCAATAGGCCCTGACTTTCCGAGTTTTCCTTTGTGTGGGCATCCAACGCATCCAGCCCTGTTCTCACGTTCAAAGGCGTCGCAACTGTGTGCCCAAGCCGCTTCACTTCTTGACTGCTCTGCTTTTCGTTCAGTTTCGTCCCGCGAATAGTCGGGGTGGTCTTCTGACATGAGATGTATGGCAGTGTCGCCATCAACACACCTTGAGGCGACAGATAGTCCAGCGTACCACAACGGCTCTGGACAACTAGCCGCGTTTTCGAGAATGTATTTAATTTGTCCACAGCCTACTCCTTCTAAGCTATCCTCCGCGAGCTTTTGGAAGACGTATTCATAATTGCCGTTCATCTTGTCGAACAGCGCTTGAGTCTCATCATCAAGACCCTTTTCAACTTGGCTCAAGTCAAATGCTTTTTCAACTTTACCAAGCAGGCTTTCCCAGTCTTGAAAGTCTGTAGGCTCACCGTCCTGTATGACTTCAACCGGTAACGGAGCGCGTTTTAGATTGCGACTGCCGGGGACTCTAAGAATCCTTGCGGCATCTGCCGTAACTACCTCATCAATCATGAGGCCGTTGTCTAAACAATACTGTTTAAACTTTTCAGCGTACGGTTTCCAAATGTCCGTAGGTACATCAGCAGTAAAAGGCCAGTAAGCATGGATGCCGTTACCGGAGTTTACGATGATTGGTTGCGGCAGTTCAGTATCGGACAGAAACTTGTGCAATGCTATCAGTCCGTCTTCCCACGCCGCATACGGCTTATCAGGGCCGCAGTCTAGGTCAACAAAGAACGAGCGCATAAAAATACACGCACTAGCCCTACGTTGATACCCCTCAAATGTCCCAAGCGCAAAAAATGTGTTGAAGTCACCAGCATCAAAGTCCTTCATGAAGTCAATCGCTTCACTAAGGTACTCAGAGAATTTGGGGCGCACTGAGTCACCCTTGATTCCGACTACACAAATGTTGCCCTGCGTTGGCAATACCTTATCAAAAAATTGTTCGTTCATAATCGCAGAGACAATAAAGGCGAGGACCGGCCTCGCCTGTAAACAATATGGGCTGTTAACCCGACTTTTTAGAAACTTCCGTAACTGCGCGACCGAGGATGTTCTCAGTGTATGTACGGGCTTCTTTGAGATTCTTGGCTGGCAAGAGTCCCGCTTCGGTATCCTCCTTTAGAAGTTGCAGAAACAACCTGATTTTTTCACGACGACCACTACGTACATACCCGCCCCGAAACCACGCATGGATACCCATACGTGATACACCGAGAATTGCTGATGCGTATGCGGCAGGCAAGTTGGCTTCAATACACGCCTTCGCCAGCGTGATGCCTACATTGTCCCCTTCAGTTGTATCAACAATGCTTAGTAGTTCGGGGCTGTATGTGCGGGCCATTATTTCTTAGACCACTTTTTAACGATGTCGCTAACATCTTCTGGAGCTTCAGTAGATGCTTTAGGAGCAGACGCGCGTTTCACTGGCTCAGGAACAGGCTCAGCAAAAGCGGCTGGTTGAGCAGGGGCTTCAACTTCATCAACACCATCAGTTTTAAACACAGACAACTTGACTGCGTTCTCTGCGGCTGGAGTCTTGCCTTGCTGAACGATTACATCGCGTATTTCATTAGGTACAGCAGACGTTGGAGAAAACAACAAGCGTGGCACTGGGAAGTTAATGTCAAACTGCATCTTAGTTACGACACGACCAGCAGACACATTGTTGTTAGCAAGCATCTGAATGTACGGACGGAAGGGCCACTTGCCGCCTTCTTCTTTGCCGAACGCTGAAGTAGCTGGCAACACCAACTGATACACATCTCCCTCGGGATCGTTAGGCAATACAACAGCGGCTCTCCATGAGAGTCGGCAAGCAGTGCCTTGACCGCCTTGACCTGAACCCTTGACTGAGTTGGGGCACTCAGCGCAAGTCGGCGCACAAGGAGATTTAACCTCGGGGTCAGGGGTCTTCGAGTCATTTGACCAGCAAGCAGGGGCTAACTTCACACCCTTTTTGTAGGTAGAGTTATAGAAGGTACGCGATGCGTCATGGGCCATCTTAACGATGATGACATTCATAGAGTTGTCTGTATTGACGCTCTGCTCTTTACCACCAACGATCTTGCGGAATACGCGACCCTCGATAGAAATGCGCTTGTTGCCTTTTGTGGCATTACCGGCTACGGCAAGTGTGTCCTCATCGAGGCCCAATTCCATTAAACCACCGGCGTTTTGAAAAATGTTTGCGAGTTCGTTACTCATGATGTTTCCTAATTAAATTAAACTAAAGTTTCACTGGTTGAAGAAGCCTTGCGTACAACAATGTCATACTCACGTAAGGCATTTACTCCGGGCGGCAATCCATCTCCTACCCGCTCGGACATAAATTCTTTGAAGTTGCGCTGATGGATACGGCGTTCAAGCAAATCAATCGAGCCTTCGTTCTCGACAAACTTCCTGAAGTTGTCCCAGTCAGTGCAAAAATATCTTTCCTTAACTTGTCTCGTGACAGTACCGCTGTCTGTCTTGAAACCGTTTTGGTTGTTCTCGTTGCAAATAGCCAAAAGCGCTTCTTTAATCGCATCCATAGCGTCTTTCAGTTCTTCGTCTTGAGACTCATAGTTGGCCTTTAATGATTCGCGCATCCTGCGAATCTCAAGGTAGTCAGACACCAACTCTTCTGTATTATTTATTGTCATACAGACTCTCCTATTTCCTCTTTGTACAGGTCTACCAACTGAGTGTGCATGTCTACTTTGCCTTGTAGCATTGTGTACATACGCTTCTCCACCTCAGACCCTTGAAGGTGAATCACAGTCATTTTGTTTTTCTGTCCAACACGGTCGATACGCGCAACGCATTGCAGATAAGTTTCTACGGACATCACAGGCGACCAAAACACAATCGTGTCTGCCGCAGTCAGCGTTACGCCATGCGATGCCGCTTGTGGTTGAATCAACAACACCCGTGGTGTGTCGGTTGTTTGGAACTTGTTGAATATGGCGGCGCGGTTAGACGCAGTCACATCACCTGAAATAATCTCAGTCGTTATATTGTTCTTTGTCAGGTAGTCCTGAACCACTTTGATCGTGTGCTTGTATGGAATGAACACGATGACTTTGTGCGATGCTTCATCAATCACTTCGCCAAGCACGTTCAAGCGTGGTGAAACATCAAACTCAATGACGTTGTGGTCATCGGTGTACACAGCGCCGCCTGACAACTGCAAGAGCTTCGTGAGAGCCGCCGCCGCATTAACTGTACTGATTGTTTCGCCAGCCGCTTCGATCTGCATTTCCTTGCGCAACTCTTTGTAGTAGCTAGTGGCTTGAGCACTGAGTGGCACTTCGCGTGTCTGATACATCAGGTCAGGCAGATCAAGGCACTGGGCTTTCTCGTACCGGATCGCGGGTTGTAAGGCGTTGAATACAAGACCCTTGGCGTGGGGCTTGGGTATCCACTTAAAGCGAGTAATCTGTTGCATGACCGCATCTTTCCATGCAGTCTTGTACTTAGGAATGTTATTGGGGTTGACCAACTTGGCTAGACCAAACGCATCCTCGGGTGACTGAGAAGCGGGAGTGCCGGTCATCATCCACAAATACGTGTCGGGACGAATTATCTTGGCAAGATTTTTCCAACGGACGGTGCTTGGGTTCTTGTAGGCATTAGCTTCGTCAACAATGATGAGATCAAAACCACCATCCATGATTGTTTCGCGCTCTGCGTTAACACCATCGTAATTGATGATTACAAACTCGTAACCACCGTTGATAACTTTCTTGCGCTTTGATCCGTGCGCTACGCCACATGTGCGGTGCATCACAGTTTTAAACAAATCAGCTTGCCATGCGCTCTGCATGATGGACAAGGGGCAGACAACCAACACACGTTTCACCAGCCCGTGATTCATTAGATAATCAGCCGCCCAAATTGCGGCAGAAGTCTTGCCTGTACCAGCTTCGTTAAAACAGAAAGCGCGGCGATGTAGTGTCAAGAACCGTGCGGTATCGCGTTGGTGATCGAATGGCGTAAACATTCCGGGCCATTGATAGTCACGCTCAATGGGAGATGGAATCTTATTAGAGTCAGGCAGTAAGCGAACGAGCTTTTGCACCTCGTTGATGCCCCAGTACATCAGCACCTCTGAGTGTCCACCTTCGGCTCCAATTAATTCACTCTTGTCGATGTACGTGGTAATTTGCTTAGCCACATCATGAGAGCAATGGAACCGCAGTGCGGTGTCGTCAACTATATTCATACTGCCTTTCAAACTAAATTGGTGTTACGAACGGGGGGCACGGCCCCCCATCCGGTTAGTCCTGTCGTGGGCGAAAGTATGTCCAAAGGAGAGTTCCCACCGACTAACTGACGCGGTTTATGAGGGTAAAACAAGCGAGCAACTGCAACAAAACCCTCATCAGTCCACTCACGCCTAACGACTGAACCTGATTGACTTAATTATGAGGCCAAAACTCTATAAGTCAAGTAATTTTTTTGTTGGAATCGTAGGTATTTTCACCTAGAGCGTTCTTTTTTGCTGGTCTCTGAGACCAAATTACCCTTTGAATCGCGCCGGAACGAGCGATTTTTAGCAACGCTTTGGATGCGTAGGCCATCCTTATTTGAGCCGCCTTTATCTAGGGCGCGAACGTGCGCTACATCCTTACCCTCTCGGCGGTCTGCCTTGCCATTCCCATTGGCATCAGTGCCGGTTTTGTCGATTGAACGGCGTCCACGCTGGCGTTCCATACGGCGTTCGTGCTCACCTCGAGCCTTCTGTTGTTCGTACTCTTTTTTGTACGGTCTAGGTTTGTTTACATAAGGCATGATTACCCCTTGTGGAATTGACAAGTCTTTACTGGACACCATCCGCACAAGGGCGTAGGGTTAGCCTGCCAAGAATTATTCTCATGGGACAAGCGCAAGCGCTCAAGATTCCAGTAAAAATCCTCCCACAGCGAGTCCATATTGTCTCTCGAATACTCGGAAGTTACAAAGTGATTGTGTGCAACAAATAACAGGCCAGCGTTAATCTGTTGCAGCTGCGGGAAGTGCGCAAATGCCATAAGAGCCATTAACTGCAACTGCTTGGGGTCAGGGTAGCGGTTACTGCCGGTCTTGTAATCAACAATAAAACCAACATCATCCCGCACGACCAGCAAGTCAGCGATGCCCCGCACCCAGTAGTCAGGTGCATCGAACGCGCAAGGCTTCTTATCGTAAGTCAGAGCCATTTCATGTTCAGGATACTTAACCCCTTCCATCTCCCGTAGGGGATCGAGTTGGGATTTGAACCGCTCATAGTTTTTGGCTAGGGGTGTACCGTCTTTGACGTAGTTCTCCAGCGCAGAGTGAACCTCTGTGCCGTATAACATTTGCTTTGTAGCTTCTTTCTTAAAATTTTTTAAGACCTTAACTTCATGGTACTGCTTCGGACAATTTGCAAAGTCCTTGAGGCCGGAGTACGACCACTTAATTTCACTGGCTTTCATATATCTGTGCGCTCCTTTTTAGAACCAGTAGAAGTTACCATATTTAAGCGCTTAGGGTTGAACCCGTTCTCGTAAAAGGATGCGCCACGCAAGATCATGAAGAACTTGTCGCCATGCCAAGTGTTGCCAACAACAAACGTGCCTACATTCATACGACCACCAAAGATATTTAAAGCGCATACTGAGTCAACAGTCTTACCGCCCGTGTACATGCTACTTGGCGACTTGCTTGTTTGGACTGGCCCTATGAATACAGGCATGTTGAGATCACGCGCATAAGCCGCCGCTTGCTCCAAATGATCTGCAAGGGTTGTTGCGGCGAGACCGTTGGGGTAATGGGGTGACATCTGCCGTTTAACTTCTATACCAAACTTGATCTCACGGTCCTCGTGGTACGCAGTCACAACAAAGTCGATTGCCTTACCGCTTGTTGTTTTAACTTCTTTCTCATAGCTCCACCCCTTCTCGTCGAGCAGTTCGCTCACTAACTTGGAAGCCGCCTTCTCGGTAGCGTAGTCAGCCGCAAACAGCTGTTGCTTGCGCTTCTGTTCAGCTTGGTATTGTGCGGGAGTTTGTTGTATGGGAAGTCGGAGTGATTGGATGTTGATACCGTTTGCCCGCGCCCAAAGTTCGTGTTTATTAAGCATTAGCAGTCTCCGTAGGTTTCACCAACGCCGGCCTCACACGCGACAGGAAGTCCGGTTGCCCACTCGGGGGCTTTAGACATGATGCCAGTTATGAAGGCCACGGCCTCGTCAGCCTCATCCGCTGGAACAACATTAACAGCGGCGTCATGCACGGTTAGCGCAACGCGATACTTCTCGTTGATCTCAGCCATCTGAGTGCCCACGACGATCCTTGCTAGAGCTTGAACCACGTTCTCAACCACCGCACCGCCCCAAATAGAAACCTTACCCTTGCGTGAATCGTACATTACTTTGGACTTGCCGTCCTCGTACTCGCGGCGCAAGTTGGGGTATCGGATACGAAAACCGTTAGGCAGTATCAGCCCTTCGTTGTCGTAGAACACGCAGTTGTGTTTACCGAATGTTCGTGGCTCGGTGATCTTTGAGTTCATCATCTCATCAAGCATCTGATCACCCTCAGCCCACAGATCAATGATCTTGTCGTTGAGTTGACGGTACTTGGTCACGAGTCCTTTGCACTCGTCCTCGGTTAGCTTTACACCGGGAGGCGTGGTAGCTAGTGTGTGTTGTAACTTTAAAGCCCCAGTGCCATAGCCAAGGCCCAGAATACAGGTCTTACCCACAAACCGTTCCACAGGATTCTTCTTGGTGATGGGTCGCTCGTACACAGCAGACGCAAAGACGGAGTAAACATCTTCTCCATCAGCAAACAGTTTAACGATGTCATCTTGACCCGCAAGCCAAGGTAGCACCCGCGCTTCAATCTGCGATGAGTCACAGTTGATTACGACATAGCCTTCGGGCGGCACAATGGCTTTCTTCAAAGCCTTTTTCTTTGGGTCACGGCTCGGTAAGTTCTGAAAGTTAATCTTGTCAGTACCCGACCATCTACCGGTGTGTGCCCCATAGTATTTCAGGGGGATGGGAATCATTCCCTTATTGCGTTCGCCAATCTTCATGAAACGCTCGATGCGTTTCTCTTCAAGCGTTGACTTCGTTCCAAGGCGCACAGCGCACAAGTGTTGTATAAAAGTATCTTCACTCTCAGACAGGGCAATGAACCCTTCGTCTTTCTTAGCGAGTGCTGGCATCTGCTTGCCGGTAGTTGGGCTGACCTTCATCGGCACTTCAATGCCTAAGTCTTGCAGTATCTTTGCAAACTTGCTGTTGCTAGATAAATTCTTGCGAACGTCTTCCTCAGTCTCACACTCGAGCTTTACCATCAGTGAAGAAAGTAATTCTGATTTCTCTTTCTGTAATCCGTCGAGACGTTCCTTCAATGTATCCTGATTGATACACAGCATCGGATGGATATACATACGCAAGGTCATGTCGATGAGCTTTAACTCCTCCATCGGAAAGCCTTGCGCCATGCGTACAAACAACTCGTAGGTCAGCTTGACATCATTCTCACAATAACGACCATATTGCGCCAAGTCCTCGGGTGTGAAGTCGACACGGCGTTTGTTAACTGCGTCGTTAACTTCCGTACCTTTCTCTCCTATTTGGTAGCGCAACGCTAGTTTGGCCAGTGAACCACCGACTTCAACACCATGAATGGCTCTCGCCATGGACAGAGTATCGAGATACCCCATCGGTGTGATACCAAAGTGCCACTTCAGAATCGCGCCGTCAAACAGCATGTTGTGAGCAATGACCATGCTATTCTTCCAGTCAAATTGCCCAAGCCACTTGCGTAGCGTTTCACGGTCGCCTGAATACCAAACTGGATCGCCAGCATCTATCTGAACAGCAACACCTATGACCTCAAACTTCGGGTCGCGGATGTACTCTTCTGTTGTTTGCTTGGAGAAACCCAGTCCAGTGTTGGTGTAGTAGGTCTCAAAGTCGATGGTTATAAGGCTCATTAAATAAATCCTGTTAAATTGTTATTAGCGATACCTCTGCCACCACGTAGCATTTCATCTTGCTTCATACGTTGTTGTATTTGCTCCATAGCAAGTTGTCGTTCTCTTTCCATTTGGCGTTTTTCTTTCTCTTTCTCCATGCGCCACTTGCGTTCTTCTTCCTCGCGCTCTATCTCAGCTTTCATTTGCTCACGAGTTCTTGGCAGAATTAAGTCTTGGTCTGCGATGATGCCCACCACCCAAGAGTTAAACACTCTGCGCCTGCACTCAGTAATGGAGTCTTTGATGTGTTTAATTTCCTCATCAGTAAAGATTCCATCACGGTTCTCACAAACAAGCTGAATAAGCTGATCTACTTGGTGAGAAAGAGGAATTTCAGGATCAGTCATTTTGACTTCCGTCACTCTGTTCTCATTCGGGTCGTACAGTTCAGGCATGTTGACTATACGTTCCCCTAGTATCTTGATTCCTTCAAGCATCATCGACTCACTTGAGTGAATTGATTTCGCGTGTCAGATACCACAATGCCTTCTCAAGGTCTTGCTTGCGGTTGCCCTTGTGGTCAGCTCTTGTAAGATACTTCACCACATTACCGATGTTGTAGTTCAGCTTCTTGGCTTCAATAAAGTCAATGGTCTCAATACCGCCTACCTTGTAGTGCTCAGGGTGATTGACGGGGTCACTCGCTGGCTCAAACATTTCTATTTGAGTTGACGGCATCGGCGGTAAATCTTGCTTAATAAACTCTTGTACACGAGCGGTTGCTTCTTTGATTTGTTTTAATGTCATCACTTCGCGTGGGAGACTTGGCTTCTTGACCTTGGCTTTCTTCTTAGCAGTCCACAAGACTGCGTACACATACTGAATTCCAGTACCGATTGCTTTGGCAACGTCTTTAGGTTTAGCGTTGGGGTTAGCCGCAACATAAGAACGAATCTCTTGGGCTTTGCTTTTTGCATGAAATGTCATTTTATTTCCTTGGTTGGTTGTAAAAAATTGTCGTAGTATTGTTTGGGCATTGGTGCTTTTTTGTCTAAGGTTTCTCTTAGCCATTCAGCGCCACCTAGTTGTTTAAATATCAGCCACTCTCTATCGGACAAACGTACGTATCGTGCCTTTAGGGGGGCGGGGGGTTTTGGTCTTGGCATGTTCTAGTGTTCCTTCATGCTTGTTTGGTTGTCTCTCCTTTGCTCGTGTAAATGTGCCGAATTGTTTGTATCCTAGATCCTCCTTGCTTTTGATTTGATTGCTTGGGTTACGCGCACGAAAGTACGGGTCTGTCAAGAAAATACTTGGGCGGTCAACTTGCGCTAACTCTTCCCATGGGTTAAGTACTGTCATTTCTTCATACCCCTTACAAATGCCGCAAAGCTTGCGGCGGTATCACCAAATGGTTTCATTGCGTCAAACTCCTTAGCCACTTCTTCTAAGACTGTATTGCGCTGTGATGGCGACACAAAAACGTCGTAGTGGTAGGGTTGCCCCTTCTTCATCTCAGCTTCATGTGCAATGCGCTCGAACTCATCGTCTTCGTCTGTGTGAATCATTTTCTTTCTCCTAAAACTTTGTTGCTCCATTCAACCTTGTAGATGCCACCATCCAAGCCAAAGTCGATTCGTAAGTTGCACTCGACAAGGTACGGGTGCAAACCCACGCCCAACCCATCCCTGTTCTGACTAACTCTGTAGTACTTGCTGACCACTGTCTTGCCTCGATCTTCTTCAGGAATAATCTGCCTGTACAGTGGTTCAGGTGTTTTGGATTTGCTCAAGTGTTCTTCTCCTTGAGTTTGGCTTCAATGGCTCGAGTTTGTTCTTGATAGTTAGGAACATACGAATTTTCAATTTCTTCTTGTGTCAGACCTACCCACTCTTGCTTTGGATACAAACCCCATACCTGACCCAATGGTGTAAACAAAGGGCTGTCTTTGTCTGTACTTACCATGCCGTTGCTTGGGTCGTACCATGCTATTGGTTTATCCATGGTTCTTCTCCTTCAGCTTGGCTTCAATCGCTTCGGCATAAACTTTAAATGTTGGAGGCATCTCATACTGGCTCATTAACAAGCTGACCGCAGTAACAACATCAACAGATCGCAAAGCTTCAAGCCTTTCCGCATCCGTCAGACCCACCCAAGGGCGAACGTAGTCTTGAATGTCATCGTCATCTTGTGTCATGCTTGTCCCCTTGCTCGGATGATGTTGGCGCAGTCAGATGGTGTCGGCCATTTTTCGTCGGGTACAAGAAGTTTTTCGCACTGCTCCTCAAGCGAATCACACACCCATGCACACGCCTCACGCTCATGCTGTGCTACTAGCTTGGCAAAGCGTTCAAGGAACTCAGGAGTTCCTGTGCCAATCCAAGCAGTAAAGTTTCCTGCCCGTGTGTTTGTGATGTCTATGCCACCCGCCTGTCTAGCCATCTCAATGATTTCATCTTGTGTCATCTCGGTGCGTCCTCGTAGTTGTCGGGGTTGAACTTCGGCTCTCGCTTGTCGTTCTTGTTCTTGGGGTTTGGGAATGGGGGGAAGGGCCATGTCATGTACCCTCCAACACTTCTAGTATTACTGTTCTGATCTTTGTGTAGGCTTCCGCCTTCGTGTAAGGCATCGCTAGTATGTTGTCTATGTCGCATAATGCCTCGTAGTACTCGTTAGCCTTCAACGCATGCTGTAATTTCAGTCCATCTTCAGGGTACGCAAATTCAAGTAAGGCTTTCATAGGGGTTTCCTTTTGCTAATCGCATGAGTAATCTCGCTTTGCGCCATGTACGGCGCACATCGGTTTGTGAGGCGTTCTTAAATTTAAACTTCGGGTCTGTACACATGCGTGTGGGTAATGCTCTTGAGAGATATTTAAGTTCTTTCATTTTGCGTTGTCCAATATGAGTTGTTTGATAATCCCGACATTGTGTTCATCAACGATGAACGACAAGCCGCCCCGCATCTCAATCTCATCTAAGTGAGACTGCTGTAATTTCGTTGGCTTACCGCCGTTCGCTTTGCACTCTATGCCAATGAACCATCCGTTGTAGCAACATAGAATGTCAGGCACTCCTGAATTACCAAATCCACTCGTTACGGGCATGGTGTAGTAAGCCCCGATAGAAGCCAGTTCCATGAGGACTTTCTTCTTTACTTTGCGTTCAGGTGTATCTGCCATGTAGACTTCTCCTTGTTGTAGCCAATCTCACCAAGCTGCGAATAGTGCATGACTACGATGTACAAATCTTTGCACACCATCCACCCCACATCGTCGAGCTTTGGGTTGTGGTAATTGATAAACGAATCCGTGACCGAGACTTGATATAGTTCTTTCTTAGGCGGCGGAAATGCGTGAATCATTGCAAGTGAAGCCTTCATGAAGTCAGGTAATGTTTCTTCGGTGAAGTACCGCACTCTGTCAGGTTGCACAACAACTGCATAACCGTCGTCTTCTCTGTATACAGGAACGCGCCACATATCAGGGGTCTTGTATGGCATGGAAGGCCACTTCTTAGCGTCGTGTAGTGAGCGCATATATTGCGTAACGTATTCAAGTTCGCTGTACATTACTTGGGCTCTTTGGGAATGACCACCCACACGATGTTGTTGCGATAGCCCGCGCTGATGTCGAGTTCAGGTAAGAATCTGTCAATCTTACCTATGAACAACTCGTTTCTGTTGGAGTAGATTCTTTCGGTAGACTTACCTTGCATGTAGGTAGCGATCATCATCGCATCAACTGCGACTTCGGGTATATCTTTAAGAGTTGAATAGCGTTTCAGGCTACCCTGAATGAGTACCTTCTCGCGGTTGTTAGTGTTATCAACCACGCCCTCACCGACAAGATACTTGACTGGGAGAGTACCATCGTTTTCATAGTAGTTCTCGTAGTCAATGCCTATGAGTTTGAAGCCCTTGCAGAATCTTTTATGGTCGTCTGCTGACTCATTGTATGTTTTCATTTTGACTAAATATTTACTGTACGAATCTTTGAGATCGCTAGCGTACTGCTGTATTGAAATAGTGTCAACACCTAATTGGCTTTCTACCAACATTTTTACAATATCAACATTCACTTCTATTTTAGGTGCGCCATATCTAGCCGAATCTTTGACTGGATGAATCGCAGTAATGACTTCTTCTGCGTAAGCCTTAGTCATACTCTCATCGCTAGGAAACTCGTTGTTCTTCTTCAGCGTTCTAATGAGTGTTGCAATCTTATTAGAGTCACGCTCACTTCTGCTGGAGTTTGAACTCGACTTCTCTTTTTTAACAAGATACTGATTCTCGTAGATGTAGACTGTCTCACTTCTGTCGCGTGAGTTAGTATTTGTAGACAACTCACCGCCATCCAATCCATTGGGCGTTACTACGCGCAACGCTCCGCTGTTCTTAACTCTGTCGACCTTCACATTGAACGCCGTGCAGAACTCATACACAAACTTCTTGAGGTTCGGCTTGTTGGTAAACAGTTCAGTCAGTTTGTCTTGGTCGACTTTGTCTGTTGCTATGTTCATAACTCTCTCCTTACAGTTGTTTAAATTCTTCACCAGTAGGTGAAACGATTTTGTGATCCCATGAAGATGCACATAACTTACCCTTGGGTAACTCCACCCAATCAAACGCTTCGTCAATCTCTCCTAAAATAGTCTTACGGAAATGTCTAACGATGACACTCTCAACACTTTCTTGCCATTCGCGCGGCATCCTTGGTTCGCCTGAGCCGCCATCACCTAGTTGGTATCTAAAGTTGCTACGAATCCAATGGTTATGCAATAGATACTGTATGAACGCCGCATCTACATAATGTTTCTTATCAACTGTCTCTTTCAATGTCTTGGCGTTGAAATTTGCACCATTGAACTTGTCAGTCTGATCGTGTAAATCTTTGATGACTTCGATTGCCGCCTTGTCGTTCATTGCCTTGATGTACATCGGATAAACATCTAAAAACTCTTTGTACTGCTTCATGATTGCGTTTGATCTTTTGCGATTCAGGGTAGGCTGAACAACTGTGAACTGCGTCAGGGGCTTCTTAGTTCCAATATCAAACCGCAATCCTGTGAAGATCGGATAGTCTTCAAAACCTCCAACGCTCATGATCGCGCCGCCCTTAGCCTTCACCTGATGTATGTACACACCAAGCAATTCAGACATGAGAGTGTTCTCACCTTGATGCAGTCCATTGATTGTGGTGAACTCAAACGAATTGTCAGGGCGCACAATGCCTAATGGTTTCTTGCCTACATACCATCCCTCTTTCAAATCGCCTTTCTCAAGTTTGTCAATCATTTCTCGGTGCGAATACCAAATGCTGAATGAACCATCCTCCAACGCTCTGAAATGCCGCGATGAATATGTCCTGTCACCTAAGTGGTACGCATTGCCTGAGCCACGATAAGGCTTGCTGTTCTTGACTGTGTTAGCCAAGGACTCATAACTAATTCTGTTGATGTCATAAAAACCCATGATTACTCCTTCACCATAACTTTCTTACCTGTTGGCGGTTGCCAACTCTCGTTCTCTGTCACCATCCACAATGTCGGTGCTGAAATCTGCCACGCAACATCGTTCTCAACATAACCGTCGGTGAACACCAATACACATTCAGCGTTGACACGCTTCTTGTTGATGTATTCAGCCACGCATGAAACCTTAGTTCCTCCGCCGCCCAAGGGCTTGAGCATTGCTCCGATGTTCTGATAATCATCTTTGAACAGTTGCTCGCCATGAACCTTAGTGTCCCACCACAGAACGCGCACAGCTTCGGGCGATACGACCTCACAGATAGAGACCAGTTCCGAGGCGAACTCATTGAGTTCCTTCTCGCCAATCGAACCCGATGTATCGATAGCAACGACAATCTCTCCGATAGTCTCGTTCTCCACAGTTGGGATGTACAAATCATTGGGCAACACTCTGCGGTTGAACTTGCGCCATGTGTACTCGTCCTTGCCCTTCGTCGCTGAAGAAACAAAATCTCGTAACACCTCACGCCAGTCCACCTTCGGGTTGAGAATGTCTGTGATTGCTCGTGGCAGATCAATACCTAAGCGACCCGCTAACAACGCGCCTTCACGCAACGCTCTGTCGATACGCGCCTCGACTTCCTTGGCTTTCTCAGGAGTCATCGGATTACCATCGCCCTCGGTGTCGTGCTCATCGAACGAATACTCACCACCTCCACCTTGCGATTCACCATCCCCTGAATCACCACTTCCTCCGCCACCACACTCCTCTTCCTCCAATAACTTGTACACCTCACGCATGTTCATGTTGTGGTACTTGGGGTCATAGCATCCGCCTTCGGGTAGCTTCACAAGGTTCTTGTCCTTGATGTTCATGATGATGTCGTTGACAACATAGTCTGCCGCTTTGTTGGCTCGCTGACGATCTTCTCTGAACATGTCAATGCCGTGGAGCATGTGACGCAATACGATGTGCAGATTCTCATGAAGCACTAAGCCTGCTACTTCTTGGTCTGTCTTGCACACGGCTTTGAGGAACGCTCTGCCGTAACGCTTGTTGATACCATCGGTGTATGCAGTTATCGCATCATCGATCACGGCTGTCGTACCCATCATCATCACACCTGAATACAAAGCTGTCTCAGGATGTTTCATCATGGCAATGTGCGCCTTCTTGACGCGTTCTTCTTCAGTCAACATTATGGTCTCCAGTAAAAAAGGTCTAACAATAAAACAATGAGTGACATCAGCAACGCCACTCGCTCAAACTTTTCCCATTGGGTCAGCATTGATTACCTCACATCAACTTGTGGTTGTTTGATGCCCAAGTGTTGATCGCTTGGTTGTATCGCGCAATGCGAGGCTTACCGCGCATAATCATCGTGAAGAACACAGACTGAACTTCAGAGGACGGAATACGCTCAACGAACTGCATGTACTTGTTCAGCTCATCCTGAGTCTCTACTACGTCGACCGCCTCGAACATCATCATGACTTGCGCTGACACATCGTCAGGAACTTTAATGGTTGATGGTGCTTTCAACACATCAGCGAATGAGATCAACTTACCTTCGAGTGCAATGAACGCTGACATACTCTTAGCCGCCGCTTCACCGATAGTGCCTGCCAACGCCGCCATCATTGCGTGTTCACCGATGATGTCCTTAGCTTCCACAATGGGAGATGCTTTCGCCAATGAACGAGGCGACACGAATGAACGTGCGGGAGATGATGGTTTAAATATATATGGGTTGTCGCTCTCATCACCGTCCAGATAGCTACGCATGGCCTTGGGAGTCATCGCCACCCATGCACGAATCGGTCTAGCAACCTTGTGCTTAGTCGCCCACACATTCCACAACTCTGCATTGGGCTTGCTCATGTGCAAGATACACACACGATTACCAACGTGAGCCAACATGCTGTCGCCTACACCATCGCTTGCATTGTTACTTGTACCGAACACGATGCTACCCTCGGGCAGGGGTTCATCGCCAACACTACGCTCGAGCATGAGTCGGGTGAAGATAATCTGCAATAGCTTGGGAGACTTCATGAACTCGTCAAGCATGATGACTTTCTTCTTGCCGTTGCCTAGCTTGAAGAGAGACGACACATAATACTCAAGAGTCTTGCTTGCATGGTTGGGGATCGATGCCGCAACGTCCATCATGTCTTTAACAGGACAGTCGACATAGATGAAGTCATACTCATCAGTACCGAGATCAGCCTCAAGCATCTTCAGGATTGATGACTTGCCACAACCAGGCTCAGAGACAATGATGGGAGTAATTGAATTACCGATTGTCTTGATGACGTTTGCGCAGTCATCGATGGTAATGTTCAGGTTGAAATTGATTTTAGACATGGTGTTTCCTTCGGTTAATGTTTCAGGGTTGGGTGAATGATTACTTGTTAATTTTCAGTTGCTTGATGGTGTATGTTTTCTCTACTTCATCTACTTCAACATACGCCTCCTTCATGCCTATCGCAACCAATGTGCATGACAAGAACACAACACGACGTTGCGCCTTGAAGTACATGAATGTCATGACTGCAAACGCAATCAACAATACGATCTCTAGGTCGGTCATACAAAACTCCTTATCGGTTTAAATTTAGACAGCATGTCATCGACATTCTCTTTGACTACGCTTCGTGTATAAGAACTCTCACGCAAATCCTCTGTGCTGATACCGTCAAGCGCAAAGCTAAGGTCTACTACTGCTTGTGATAATGCCTTGTTGTTTGTCAGGTTGAAGTTCTCGATGGTCTTGCAAATCTCCTTGGCTTGGCTCACAGTACTGTCGTATATCTTCTTGCGCCTTACCTTGCCATCCTCGTCGGGCGTTGCCTCGGTACATGCGTTGGCTAACCGTGAAGCAATCTCTACAAGACGCTCGGATGCATCGTCCATCACAGCGTTGATGATCTCCTGTGTTTGACGCTCGTAGTGGTTCTTCAAATCTTCTGCCAATGCTTCGCTCACAGACGAACGAAAGTCAGCCTGCGGTACTTTCTGTACATGCAGACGCATGCGGAACTTGGTGCGAACTTCTTCAGGTTCAGGGTACTCTGAACGATTAAACATATCGCCTTGTTTGAACGCCGCATCGCTGACAATCTGCGGGTATGCAGTAATAAACTTCTCGAGCAGAGCTTTGAAGTCGGCCTCATGTTGGGCGTACTCTTTCTTGAACTTCTCAAGGTTGATCGTTGGAAGCAGACGCATTGAGCCCGCCCAGTCGTATGTCGACCTCTGAAGCCAGTTATACACGGTCTGCCGATAGTTCAGTAGCGCCTTGTGATCGGGTGAATCGGAGAGTAAGTTCTTGGTGAACTTGCCTGCATCAGCAGAGGCTTTCTTAGATGTTGTCACCTCGTTAGAGATGGCGCGATCCTGTTTCGTTGCAGTCCACACGTTGACATCCACGCAGACAACGAGTGCTGACGTTGCAAGTGAGATGATGTGGTTGGGTTGTTGAAGTTCGAAGTTCATGTTAACGGCCTCCCTTGTGGCTTGAGTTGAGATTAAGTAATAGAGAACGATCAGTCACAACGATGTAGTTGGACTTGGGCATCGGCACGATAGTGTGTTTGGTACTACGCGCGTGTTTCTCGCCACATGGCATACACAATGTATATCCCATGCGATGGCGTTGTGCAGAGTAAAGTTCACCACAGGCTGAACAGCTAGGTATCATGGAAGGGTTGTGGTTGTGAGCTGACGGACAATGACTTTCCACTCATGGTCAAGACCCTCTGCCTCGTCTGCCTTGATGCATGTATGCAGGTCGTACATCGCCATGTCTTTGTCGGTGAATACGTCGGTCACATTGCCGTCGCAAAGAAGCAAATACACTTTGTCGACAGGTGCTTGCTTTACGGATGTGTTGCGCATCGCATCGCGGATGGATGGATGTACGTTGGTGTCGTCTGCGATTTGACGCAGGATTGTGTCGATGTTTTTGAACTGTCCCATACTATCTCCTGACTAAATAAAACTGAATTGAATTTCACCGTACCGTGAAACGGTAAGTGATGGCTGTGTCGAGTTACTCCCCGACACAGATTCCATTGTACCATAACTTTACATATAAACATAGGGATTTACCCCAACTTTGTTGAGCTATATGTATAGCGTTAAAGGTCTAGCGTTAAAGGCTCTTGCGGTATGACATGTATCTCATAGCCGAGCTTCTGAATACATCTGAGAGTTACTTCAGTCAGAGTCTTTGTGCCCGCGATACTGGCAAACACTTTGGCATGGTCGCACACGGGGTAAACAACTCTCTTCCCATACACATCCATTACGCGAACGTGTATTGTGGGTAAGTTCTGTTGGTCAGTCATTTCACTTCCCTTTCTTGTATCCAATAGCGACCACCAATCGGGTCATCTTCCTCCCTGCATATACGCATGAACGCCTCGGCATCAATCTTGTGAGCAAACAACTCAACAATGTGAACGCCTTGCTTGTCATCGTGCTTTACCTTACTGCTGAACATATCGTTGCTCCACAGTATCCATACCATTTTCATTTTGTTTCTCCCAATTCAATTAAGTCATGCACTTCCATCTCACCACTTATGCTGTCACCCATTGGGTTTGCGCGGTCGTACATGAGTAACTCGGCTTCCTCTTTCGTGTCAGCCAGTACTGTGATTTCTTCCTGATATGTGGTTATCACCACACCTTTCCATGCTTTCATTTCATTACTCCTTCATCCATCAATTCGTGCCATGTGGGGAAACGCTTGTGCGTGTCGTAGAAGTGCCATGGGTCACAGATAAAGCATCCCTCCTCGTAGGTACGGCAACGCTTAGTCTGACTCAGGCGTAAGAAGCTGAACGAACCATTGGATTGGTACTTGCTCTTTGCCCTGCGCTTGCGTATGTCTCTTACTTTCATCGCACTATCTCCACAATTAAAGTTAGTTTGTTGAACATGTCGGCATCAATCTCTTGCCAACGCCCTGCGCTTGCGTTCTTATCACCGAAGTCGTAGATGCTGACAGTCTCGTCACCAATCTGCTCACCCTCGTTACCCCAAAAGTCTGAAGCAACTTTATCTAGGTATTCATCGGGGTGTGAATCAGTCTTGAACTTAATCATAGTACTGACCTCACTTTCACCGAAATAAGTCTCGACTTCACCAATGTAATGTTTCATGTTGTTTCCTCCTCTAGCGCAACATGGGCACGGACTTTGTTAAGTTCCTCATCGGACAAGTCAAGCTCATGCCCGATGCGGTTGAAAGTAGCCTCGTCTTCCAAGGCTATACGTGCTATCTCCATCAGCACAATGTTTATATCAGTCATGTTGTTTCCTTTGTAATTTGTTCAGAGGATGTTGTAGCCCTTGAGCCAACGTCTTGTGTCTTTGCCCATACTGACAACTGTCAGACCCTCGTACTCGTTGTCGATGTCGCGGAATTCATCGAAGTCAAACGCAGGGTCAACTGTGTTTGTGCAGTAGTAGTGCGACTCGTTCATGGGGTCGTGAATCGCTAGCCAGTCCGACACGATTTGGTCTGTGTCGATGGGTGTTTTGGCAATGGGTTGTGCCTTGGGGGTTGTAATGCGCAATGTCTTGCGGATAGAACGGGGGAGATGGTCGAGCATCTCGCGTTGCATTTTGGCAACGAGGGAGGGAGAGACGACAAACTTAGCTTTCATGATGACTCCTAACTAAATTGAACTGAATTGAACTAACTTGATTTCACCCACCCGTGAAACGATTGTTGGTCGTCTTGGGGTTGGCAAAGGCTTGAGTTGGAGAGGTTTGCAGGCGCTTATTCCCCGACTCAGACTCAATTGTAACATAACTTTACTTATAAACATAGGGGTGTGGGGTGACTTTGTTGAGGTGCAGGGCTTGGGGCGTAGTGTACAGGGATTGGAATTGGATATGTACAGTTAGACTTTTTGGGGGGTTATTGGAACGGGTTTTTGGAACAAATTGGGGTGAATTGGAATCTGGAAAAGTACTACTAAGGTTATGAAATGAATATAAAGAGTAGAGTAGTAGTAGTAGTAAAAAAAAAAAAAAATTATATTTATTCCAAAATTCCAAGATTCCAGCGATTTGCAGGGACGTCGGGCAAAATGAGAAAAACACCATAATTTGCTGTTTTGTGGGACATCGCACTTGCTGACACAGTCTTGCTCTTCCAAATTATTGCTCCAACCAGCTTTGTCCTTTTGAAAAACTGGAATTTTGGAATTTTTAGGTCAAAAGTGGTGTTTTCTTGTTTAAAATCAAGCACTTACAAGATTCCAATTTTGTGTTCCAAATTGGAACAACTTTACATAAGAGGCAAATACTGGAATTCCAAGTTGGAATTTTGTTTTTACTCAGATTCCAAGATTCCAATTAGCGATTCCAAAGTTCCAGTCCAGTTGGAATCTTGGAACAAATAAAGTTATCCACAGGACATGTCTCTTGAGATAATCAATGGCTGTTACTTGCTTACCCATTTCACGCACCCCTGAAACGGTAGTTGATCGGCTTGGCTCACACGCACGCACTTAGCGCACGCGAGGACTCATAACTGGTATCAAATGCACCGCCAGCGTTAACTGGCGGTGCACAGATGCTTACTTCAAAGCATTGTTAAACAGATCGATTGCTTGGCGCAATTTAACCTCATTGGGTGCAGTTGTGTCGCCTCGTGCATTGGCAGTTTTGGCACGGGCTTTGACTGTGGTAAACAACTCTTTGATGAAATCATCAAATTGTTTTGTGGGGGCTTTGACCTTGGGCTTGCCCTCATTCTCAACTCTACGCACGGCAACCTTGAGATCGGCAAGACGATTGGAACAATACTTGTTAAAGTTATCACGCACGGCCTTGATGACACCATGCTTGATTGGATCGGCCTCTTTGAGTTGCCCAAATGCTTGTTGAGAGTATGACAAGCAGTAATCCAGACTATTGGTAAAACCTCCCTTGGGGTTTGGTTTCCAGTCATTGTCGAATACTGTGGCAGGGTTTAACTCTTGCCATCTCAAAGCCCATCCGAGGCGCAGTTGAGTCTTGACCTCATCTGGTTGTGATTCGCAGAATGTAGGACACTGCTCGTATACAAAACGGGCAATGACTGCCATTGTTTCACTAGACCTTGCCGATTGGTATGCGGCATCTTTGAACGACGAGACGATTGTCTCTTGGGGTTTTGTTGCTTTGCTCATGGTATCTCCAAGTAAGCGTTAATCCAGACAACACCGTGTCATCTGGTGATTAAGTTATACCCGATACAAGACACATAAGTACAGTTTCAGCGAGGCGTGAAACGGTAAACCATGCGCTTGGCAAACACGCACGAAGCACGCGCGTCGACAAATAACTGGTATCAAAAGGTACAGGCGAAAAAAAACCTAGCCAACCTTTCGGCTGACTAGGTCGGTGCAATGTTACTTGCTTAGAGTATTGTGGAAGGCATCGATGGCCATGCGCAATTTAACTTCATCAGGTGCTGAATCGTCACCCCTTGCTTTTGCTGTCTTGGCTCTGGCCTTGACTGACTTGAATGTCTCGTCAATGTATTGCGTGAAACCCTTAGTAGGCGCTTTCACTTTAGGCTTGCCCTCATTCTCTACTTTGCGTACCGCTGACTTTAGGTCAGCCATGCGATTAAAACAGTATTTGTTGAAGGCATCGCGTACACCCTTGATAATGCCATGCTTGACTGGGTCAGCCTCTTTCAACTGACCAAAGGCCTGCTGACTGTAACTGAAGCAAACATCAACAGTCATTACATAAGAGCCATTCTCTACGGGAATCCAACTGTCGTTATAACTTTTCGCTGGGTTCAACTCTTGCCAACGTAATGCCCAACCTGCGCGAAGTTGGGTTTTAACTTCATCGCTGACTTCATTGGTGAAGTTGGGACATTGCGCATATACATAGCGCGCTACGCTGTCTTTACGTTCATCGCTGATCGCTGACTGATAACCTGCGTCCTTCATAGAAGTGACGTTGACAGAACCCAATGAAGGGGCCACTTGTTTTGCTTTAGACATAATATCTCCTAATAAAGCATTTTGAAATATCAGACAGACCGAATTGTCTATCTGATGTAATAGTTATAGCTGACCCTAGGGTCTAAAGTAAAGTTTCAGCGGGGTGTGAAACGCTAAGTGATCCGCTTGACTCGCGCACGCTTAACGCCCGCGACGACAAATAACTGGTATCAATTCTCGGGGCACAAAAAAAGAGGAGGCCGAAGCCTCCTCTGGTCAGCGGTTCTTGAGCCTGCTGTACTCATCACCATCTAGCTTTGCGCAAAACGTTGCGCGAGCCACTTGTTCCCTAGCCTTCTTAAAGAACTCATACCGACTAGGTAGGACACTAAGAGGTCGGCGCTGATGTAGCGCCTCCCGCATAGCAACCATCACATGCTTACGCCATATGTTGGTCTGTCCGACTGTCATTTGTACCGAAGCCCAGTGTTTGGGTCTATCAGTTCGGACATATTGTTTCTGTGCTCCGAGAAACCTAAGTGGATTCCATGAAGCGCTTCACAAAGTTCGTTGTCAGTAGTTAATCCACTGGCCCACATTTGAACTGCATCAACTATGACCTGATGCACGGCGTCTAAGTTTGACTGTTGCATTACTCTCTCCTAAGTTAAAGAAGAGGGGCCGAAGCCCCTCGTGTTACCAAGCGCCGCGTGCCGCGACTAGCTTGCCCCTGATGCCGATCAGCACTGTCGTGTTGTCGGTACGATACTGAGCTGACCAACTCAGCGCTTCGTTCATTGTGTATGCATAGTGAACACACAACTTGTCTTCCCACTGCACTACAACCTTGTAGTGCGTCAACCAAACCCATAATGCTTTAAACATTTATCTCTCCTGTTACAGCACAGCACTATTGCTCTGCATGGTTCTGTTATAGCTGATCCCATGGTTAAAAGTAAAGTTCTGGCGGGGTCGACCCACCCATACCCGACCCCCACAAGAGACTTTGGGACTCCCGTGTTCCCCTATACTCTAAGACTTACACAAACCACCACGTATTCCCCCAACCATTCCCAGCATCCCAAGTAAAAATAAAAGCGTCTAGGGTTTACCCCACCCCCTCAATATAGGAACACCCCCCGGGTAGGATTCCTACCACCCTTTACAAATATGTGGTATATTTATTTCTCAGGGAAAGCTGTGCAAAGACTTTTTCCGAAAGCTAGCGATTGAGCGGCTAGTACCTGACTTTTATAGGAGTGCGATTCCCTCTTATGCAGATGATGCCTAATGTTGAAGCGGATATTCCGCTACCAGCCTCAGCCACCGAGGCTATGCCCCCTCTTTCCCCAAAGGAAGAGATTGAGATGCGTGCCCGCACGGTCAAAATGATCTCTGATTTGAATGGGACTCCCATAGAACCTACCCCTGAGAACCGAGGCCAAGCCCTTGAGTTGATGGAAAAGGTTGTTGCTAATAAAACAACACCCGATTTAGCCAAGTACCCTAACGAAACCATTGCATATCTTGCCGGTATGGTGGCTGAGTACGACCACATGATCGTGCGGGAGCTGGCAGACTTCAAGTTGTACGTTGTCAACAAGCTCGTTGCCGAAACAGAGAACCCAAACAGTACCGTCAGACTCGGTGCAATCAAGGCATTAGGTGATGTAGACGGTGTTGATGCATTTAAAAAGCGCACTGAAGTCACTCACAAGCAGCAATCCCTTGAAGAAGTGGAAAAAGAACTGCTTGAGACGCTTGCTAAGCTGGAAAAACGCACAATTGATGTACAGGCCAAGGTAATCCGCAGTGAAGATAACGCCTGAACAGCTAAAAGCCATCAAAGACGCGCTTCCAACGATGCCGTTGGAGCAAAAAATCCATACTTTGGAGCTTTTGAAGACGTACGACAGTGAATCCGTGCAAGAAGTGGGTAAAGATGACTTCTTAACCTTCATTGACCACGTATATCCGGGCTATAAAGTGGGTCCACACCACAAAAGACTAGCCAAAATCTTCGAAGACATTGCAAATGGTAAGAAAAGACGGGTTATTGTGAACATTGCCCCCCGTCACGGTAAGTCAGAGATGATTTCTTACCTTGCACCGGCGTGGTTTCTAGGTAAATACCCGCATAAAAAGATCATTATGGCCTCTCACACGGCTGATTTAGCCGTGAATTTTGGCCGTAGAGTGCGTAATTTGGTGGGTTCTGAGTCGTATCGGGACGTGTTTCCGCAGATCGAATTGCAAGCTGACAGTAAGTCTGCGTCACGTTGGGGCACAAATTTCAACGGAGAATACTTTGCTATTGGTGTCGGAGGCGCTCTTGCTGGTCGTGGCGCTGATCTATTTATTATTGACGACCCTCATTCGGAACAAGAAGCTAAGACTGGGCGACCGGACGTATTTCTTCCTGCTTGGGAGTGGTTTCAGTCTGGCCCTCTCCAGCGTCTTATGCCGGGTGGCTCTATCATTATAGTAATGACAAGGTGGTCAAAACTTGACTTAACCGGAATGATCGTGAACCAGATGGCCAAAGAGGAAGATGTTGACCAGTGGGAGATTGTAGAGTTCCCTGCCATTTTGAATGAAAAGCCGCTGTGGGGTGACTTTTGGTCGCTTGAAGAATTACTGGGTAAAAAGGCAGGTATGGACCCCCGGTATTGGCAGGCCCAGTACATGCAGAACCCTGTCTCTGAAGAAGGCGCACTACTCAAACGGGAGTGGTGGCAGATTTGGGAAAAGGACGACCCGCCTCAGTGCGAGTTTACGATTATGAGTCTTGACGCGGCGCAGGAATCTAACAACAGGGCTGACTACAACGCTCTGACTGTGTGGGGTGTGTTCTTTAACGAAGAGACAAACAACTACGCGATTATTTTGCTCAACTCAATTAAGAAGCGACTGGAGTACCCAGACCTTAAAGCCTTGGTGCTTGAGGAGTACAAAGAGTGGGAGCCTGATGTGTTTATTGTTGAGAAGAAGTCCAACGGCTCGGCGCTTTACCAAGAGTTTAGACGGATGGGCGTGCCTGTCGGAGAGTTTACTCCGGGTAAAGGACAAGATAAGATCGCACGGGTGAACGCGGTTTCTGCACTGTTCCAAGGTGGAGTGGTGTTTGCACCGGATCGCAGATGGGCAAGAGAAGTTATTGAAGAATGCAACGACTTTCCGTCGGGCACAAATGATGACTTGGTTGACTCAACAACACTAGCGCTCATGCGGTTTAGACAAGGCGGGTTTATTCGCTTGCCAAGCGACGAGCCTGAAGAAGAAAGATATTTTCGCAGCAAGAAAGCTGCGTACTACTAAGGATAGATATGGCTACGAATATGGTTCCCTCACTGTCGCAAGCCCCGCTGGGTTTAAGTGCATTGGAAGATATGGGTGATGAGCCCGTGATTGAGATAGAGATTGAGGATCCCGAGGGTGTTCGCATCGGACTAGACGGCATGGAGATTGACTTGATGCCCGAGGAAAAGGCCGAGGACTTTGATGCTAACTTAGCAGAAGACATGGATAAGAGCGAGCTGGCGAAAGTAGCAAGCGACATTATTGAGATGGTAGATGCTGACATTAACTCCCGCAAAGAGTGGGTTGATATGTATGTCAAAGGTCTTGATGTTTTGGGGATGAAGTATGAAGAGCGTACTGAACCGTGGCTCGGTGCTTGCGGTGTTTTCTCAACGGTACTCACAGAAGCTGCTGTACGGTTCCAAAGCGAGACTATCATTGAAACGTTCCCTGCTCAGGGTCCGGTCAAAACCGAGATCGTCGGCGCAATTGATAAACTTAAAGAGCAGGCGGCTGAGCGTGTAAGAGATGACATGAACTATCAGCTCACCGAGGTGATGACTGAGTATCGCCCAGAACATGAGCGCATGTTATACAACCTAGGTCTCGCGGGCGCGGCATTCAAGAAAGTTTATTTTGACCCATCGCTTGATCGTCAGATTGCGATGTTCATCCCCGCTGAAGACATCATCATACCTTACGGTGCATCGAGCGCGGCCACTGCTGAACGACTCACGCATGTGATGCGTAAGACCAAAAATGAGATGAAGAAGTTGCAGGTTGCAGGCTTCTACGTTGATGAAGATTTGGGTGAGCCTGTCTCGATCCACACAGATGTGGAGAAGAAGAAAGCCGAGGATCAGGGTTACTCACTGACGGACGATGACCGCTACCAAGTCTTGGAAGTGCACATCGACTACGACCTGCCCGGTTATGAAGATGAAGATGGTATCGCTCTGCCGTATATCATCACAATCGAGCGTGGCACAAACACAGTTCTGGCTATTCGCCGCAACTGGGAAGAAGATGACAAGCGCAAGTTAAAGCGCCAGCACTTTGTGCAGTACACATACGTCCCCGGTTTTGGTGCTTATGGTCTAGGTTTGATTCACTTGATCGGTGGCTACGCCCGTGCTGGTACGTCCCTGATTCGACAACTTGTTGATGCGGGCACACTGAGTAACTTGCCCGGCGGCCTTAAAGCACGCGGCTTGCGTATCAAGGGAGATGACACGCCGATCAACCCCGGTGAGTTCCGTGATGTAGATGTGCCGTCAGGTTCAGTGCGTGACAACATCATGCCCCTGCCGTACAAAGAGCCAAGTCAAGTTTTGGCGGGGTTGCTTGACCGCATAACAGAAGAAGGCCGTCGTCTGGGTTCTATTGCTGATATGAACATCAGCGATATGTCTGCTAACGCACCTGTCGGTACAACGCTAGCTCTCTTGGAGCGTCAGCTCAAGACAATGTCTGCAGTTCAGGCTCGTGTTCACTACAGCATGAAGCAAGAGTTTCAGCTCCTGCGTGACATCATTCGTGATCACACTCCGCCAGAGTACAGCTTCGATCCAGTTGAGGGTGATAGAAAAGCGAAGCAAGCTGACTACGACATGGTGTCAGTGATTCCTGTGTCAGATCCCAACAGTGCAACGATGGCTCAGCGCATCATGCAGTATCAGGCTGTGATTCAGTTGGCTCAAGGTGCTCCACAGATCTATGACTTGCCGCAACTTCACAGACAGATGATCGAGGTGCTTGGCATCAAGAACGCAGATAAGTTAGTGCCCATTGATGATGACCAGACCCCACGCGACCCCGTGTCGGAGAACATGTCGTTCCTGACTGGTAAACCTACAAAAGCGTTCATCCACCAAGACCACGATGCACACATTGCTGTTCATACCAGCATGATGCAGGACCCCATGATCATGGGCCAGATTGGTCAGAGCCCTATGGCTCAGCAGATGCAGGGCGCGATCATGGCCCACGTTGCGGAGCACTTGGCGTTCTCGTACCGTCAGAAAGTTCAAGAGCAGTTGGGTGCAACATTGCCAGCACCAGATGCACAGCTTGATAACAACGTTGAAGTGCAGGTGTCTAAACTTGTGGCGCAGGCCGCGACGCAGCTCTTGCAGATGGATAAAGCCAAGGCAGCTCAGCAGCAAGCGATGGCGCAGGCTCAAGATCCGATCATTCAGATGCAGCAAGCTGAACTGCAGATCAAGAAACAAGAAGCTGATATCAAAGCGCTTAAGGTCAAGGGTGACTTGCAGCTCAAGGCTGAAGAGTTGTCACTCAAGGCACAAGAGAGCGCAGCTAGAGTTGGCGAGGATCCAGCGTTGGCTGCGATGCGACTACAGCAAGAGATTGCTCAAGCGCAAGAGTTGCATGCTCTAGAGATGGCGGCTAAACAGATGGAGTTGCAGCAAGCGCAAGCTCAGCAACAACAACAGATGATGATGCAACAAGCTCAGGCGCAGCAGAAGATGGCTCACGGCGGGCAAGTGCATCAGCAGAAGCTGGCTCACGGCGGGCAAGTTCATGCCCAGAAACTAAGTCACGCTGAAGAAGCCGCGAGAAGAGCTGCGATGCAGCAGAACAAACCTACGAAAAAGGATGAATGATGGCTAATTTGCTTGAAGTGTTGAACGGGAAGCTTGAGGAACACGTCAAGCAGTTGGTCGATGTTGTAAGTGCTGGTGGAGCTAAATCCCACGATCACTACAAAGAACTGTGCGGGACTATCCGAGGTCTGCAAACCGCGCAGTATGAACTTGCTGACCTCGTGCGTAAAACTAAGGAATATGAAGATGACTGAATTTGATGTTAGTGCGGTTGATCTAAGCGGTGTGCTCAACACCTCCGCCGAAGAGAAAGCCAAACAAGTGCCGGATCCAGCGACGTACCACATCCTGTGTATGTTGCCCAAGGCAGAAGAAGAGTTTAGCGAGACTGGTATTTTAAAGTCCGCTACAGCTATGTACCACGAGGAGCTTCTATCCCCCGTGTTGTTTGTTGCGAAGATTGGCCCTGATGCGTTCAAAGACGAGAAACGTTTTCCATCTGGCCCAAGCTGTAAAGTTGGTGACTTTGTGTTAGTACGTCCTAACACCGGAACCCGCATGAAGATTCATGGTACAGAGTGGAGACTCATCAATGATGACTCCATTCAGGCTGTTGTGCAAGACCCCCGTGGTATCCAACGCCCTAACTAAGGAGTAAATCATGGCCGAAAGAGAAGAATTTAAATTCCCTGACGAAGTTAACAAGGAAGAAGCGAAAGCTGACGACAAAGTTGAGTTTGAAGTCGAGGGGGAAAACAAACCGGTTATAGAAGTCGTAGACGACACGCCCCCCGAAGATCGTGGTCGCAAACCTATGACTGAACCTCCTAAAGAGGTGACAGATGAGGAGTTGGCCAAGTACGACGAGAGTGTACAAAAGCGCATCAAGCACTTTACCAAGGGTTATCACGAAGAACGTCGCGCAAAAGAGACAGCGGAACGTGAAAAAGACGAAGCTATTCGTTTAGCGCAATCCGTGCTTGAGGAGAACAAAAAACTCAAGGGGTCTGTTAATCAGAACCAGACTGCACTATTAGAGCAAGCCAAGAAAGTAGTGTCTAGCGAAGTAGAAAACGCTAAGCGCATGTACAAAGAAGCTTACGAATCTGGTGATTCTGATAAGTTAGTTGAGGCGCAGGAAGCCCTCACTACTGCAAAAATTCGCGCAGATAAGGTAAATAATTTTAAACCAACCCCTTTACAGGAAGAAGAAACTCCTGTACAAATCACTCAACAGCCCACCAGAGCTGCGCCAGTTGATGAAAAACTACTTGCATGGCAAGACCAAAATCAGTGGTTTGGAAGCAACAAGCGAATGACAGCCTATGCCCTAGGCTTACATGAAGATTTGGTAGGTGAAGGAATACCAAGTGGCAGTGATGAATACTATAGACGTATCAATACTGACATTAGGGAAAGATTCTCGGATCAGTTTGGAGCCGAAGAGTCCGTTGATGCGAAACCTCAACGCACTAAGTCCAACGTTGTTGCACCTGCAACCCGTAGCACAGCGCCTAAAAAGATCGTGCTTACGCAGACACAGGTGAATATCGCCAAGCGGTTGGGAGTTCCGTTGGAACTATACGCCCGTAAGGTTGCTGAAGAAATGAGGAAATAATTATGGAAAAATCTAACCGTATGACACGCGAACTTGATACACGCGAAAAGATGGAGCGCCCAAAACAATGGATGCCCCCTCAACTTCTGCCTGATCCTACTCCGGAAGCAGGCTATGCGTATCGCTGGATCAGGATTGCCTCGTTAGGGAAAGACGACGCCACCAATATTTCCGGTAAGTTACGCGAAGGCTGGGAACCCGTTAGGGCTTCTGACCACCCTGAGATTCGTATGTTTGGTTCTGACGGCAATGCCAAGTTTCCTGACAGCGTTCAAGTGGGCGGTTTGTTGCTTTGCAAAACACCTGTGGAGCTTACTGAACAGCGCAATGCGTACTACCGCAATCAAGCGGAAGCACAAATGCAGTCAGTAGACAACACTTACATGCGCGAAAATGATCCGAGGATGCCTATGTTTAAAGAACGTAAGTCCACGGTCACTTTCGGAAAAGGTACTTAATTTTTTTGGAGACTTAAATGTCAACTACCAATGCTCCCTATGGGCTACGTCCCATTAATCGTAACGATGGCATGCCTTATGCTGGCGCTACGAGTCAGTTCCTGATTGACCCAGCAGGTCTTGCGTCCAACTTGTTCTATGGCCAAGTTGTTCTCATTAATGCAGACGGTTATATCGCTTTGTCCACCGCTACTGGCGCAGACTTAACTACCAACAACCTTGGTGGCTCTAGTCTTGGTGCTTGGGGCGTTTTTGTTGGTGCTTCATACATCAACGCACAAGGCCAGCAGATTTACGGTCAGTACTATCCCTCCGGCACAACCGGCGTGGTGACTGCATACGTTATCACTGACCCTAACGTGACTTTCCAAGCTCAATTGGATGGTCAAGTTACTCAAGCTGCCCTTGGCGCAAACACTTTCTTTGCTGCTGCTCAGTCTACTTCTACAGGTTCTACCCGTACAGGTAACTCTACCAGCGCCTTGGAAAGCACAGTAGTTACTACTGCCGCTGCGTTTAAGATTATTGGTTTCGCTTCCCCATTGACCGATACTTACACTGAAGTGTTTGTTAAGTTCAATCCCGGCGCTTCCGCTTTCACTAACGCCGTTGGCATCTAAGGAGCTAAATCATGGCTATTTCACGCGCACAACTGCTCAAAGAATTACTCCCCGG